GCACCAAGAACGGGCCCGCCAGCGACAGGCCACCACGGAGCAGGCCACCGAACAGGTCCTTCTCCTCGAACACCGAGTGCCAGGTGTTCACGAACGCCGCGATTGACGCGAAGAACCACATCGACTGGGTCCACAGCGTGGCGGTGCGGTTGAGCAGGACCATCACTACCGCGAGCAGGGTGGTCGCCCACACCACGCCCTCGGTCGCGATCGGGGTGAACGTCGGCAGGTCCAGCGGGGTGTCGACGCCGAGGGCGGCGAAGCTGATGGTCTTGACGGTGAGGTTCGCCTGGTAGAAGCCGATCTGGGCGCCGATGATGACGACACCGATGACGGCGGCGACGGCGAGCACGATCAGCGCGACCAGTCCGGCGAGGATGCGGAGTGGCCAGCTCATCGGGTCTTCGGACTGCCCGGCGGCGCGCTCCGCCGCAGACTGGGTGGCCCGCTTGCGGCGGGCGTCGGTGAGGAGGTTCATGGCTTGCGCGAGTTCCGCCCGACGGCGGGCGCGGCGACTCTTCCAGCCTCCGTCAGGCGCGGTGAGGGCGGTGGTCATGGTGCGGTCCTTTCGCGTGGTCGTGGTGGGGTGAGACGGGGTGACGTGGGGGTGATTCACCCTGGTTGTCACCCCTGTCACCTGCGGTGTCACCCTGGATTCACCCCTTGTCACCCCCGTCTCACCCTGGTTGTCACGGGGGTGATTCACCCCCGTCTCACCCCCTCTGACCGCACACTCTCGGGCTGACTGTGGGGGTGACAGGTCTGGGGGATGGGCGAGCGGGCCCCGCCCCGCTCTGTTGATCATGCTGGGGTGAGGGCTCGGGCGAACCGGAACCCGGTGTCCGTGCGAACCAGGTGACCCGACGCCACCCGCTGCTTGAGCTGCTTGTAGACCCACGCCGGAGACCGGCCCGCCGCGCGGGCGACCTCGACCATGTCCGCGGCCCGGACCTCCTCTTGCCCGGCCCGCTGCAGCCCCAGAAGCCGAGTCTCGAACAACTCCGCGGCCTCCTCCGGCGTGGCCTTGCCGCGCTCGCCGAACGTCAGCGTGCTGGCCGGGCGCTCCATCGGATCGTCGATGTCGGGCTGCACGTTCGGCTCCGGATCCGCCTCCGACGGCACCCATGCCTCAGGCTCGTCGTTCTCGTCACCGAACAGGGCGTCGTCCTCGTCGTCGAGGTCGATCACGATCGGCGTGGTGTCGTCGGCCAGCATGTCCGCCACCGGAATCCTCGAGGTGTAGAGCTCGCCGAACAGGCCGGCGGTGACCGCGTCCAACTCGTCGCCGTTGATCCGCGCGTACTCGGCGAGCATCTCCAACTCGTCGTCGGCGGGGAGCTCGGCGCGCAGCGGCACCACGTGGTCGTCGTCGTCGATCTGCGGAGCTACCACGTAGGAGCAACCCGGCAGCTTGTTCTTCCACACGCTCGGGTCCGCGCCGGCATTGAGCACCTCCTCGGGCATCGCGAACCGGGCGTCCTCGGTCTCGGCCACGCCGAAGCACCACACCGCACCGAACTGGGAGCGCGCGGACACGTCGAGCGTGGTGTAGGAGGGGCGCTGCAAGGACACGGTCAGCTGAACACCGACAGAGCGTGCCCGCTCCAGCACGCGGGTGAACGCCTTGTTCCCGAGGAACAGGCCAGCGCCCTCCTCGACGTGGATACGCAACCGCACCAGGCCGCAACCCGGCTCCCACACCTTGAGCTTCCGCTTACCGAGGTACTGGGCACGGCCGGGGATCACCCGGTCCTGAAGCGCCTTCATCAAGGCGAGCGCTTCGGCCTCGGTGCGCATCGCCCACCGGATCCCGCCCGCGATCGGCCCCAAGCTCTGGGCGCCCTTCACGGTGTCGACGTAGATCGTGTAGGTGTCGGTGCGGGTGAACTCTTCGGCGAACAGCATGTACGCGCCGTAGGTTTTCCCCGCGCCGGTCATGCCCATGATCAGCAGGTGGATCTCGCCGAACTTCGGGATGTGCAGCGGCAGGAGCGCGGTCTTGGCGGTGCGGTACCGGCCGATCCGGTACGGCTGCACCGGGGTGCCGCCTAACGCGGAGGGGCCCGCATACGAGACGAGGTCTCGTAGCACGTCAACCCGCACCAGGGTCAGTTCGCCCTTGGACGCGTCGGTCGGGTCGGGAGTGATGGTCACCCCGCCCGGCGGCAACTTCAGCACCGACGCGAGTGTCGCCCCCGAGGTCTGGGCGTCCTTGACCGTGGCGCCCGGCTCCAACTGCAACGGGCCCTTCATGCTGTCTGCCGTGACCTCCTTGGGGCGGAACAGCGAACCTTGCAGGGCGCCGCCGGTGCGCCCGGCGATGTCGTCCCACCCCGACGCCCGGTCCTTGGCGCCCTGCACGGTGGCGTCGTCGCGGGCCACCCACAGCCGCACCACCCACGCCGCGACCGCGGTCCCGCCCAGCCACCCCCACATCCCGATCAACGGCGACGTGAACGGGCCCACGATGGACGCGGCGATCAGGTGCGCCCCGGTCAGCGCCGTGGTGCCGACGCCCAGGATCCGACCAACCGGGGTGCGGTCACGGCCGATGTGCCACACCATCGCGGTCAACCCCGCAGTGGACAGCGACAGGGCGGGGGTCATCCACGGCAGCGACTCCGGCCCGGCGGCCGCCCACAGCGCCACCGACAGACCCAGCTCGCCGGTCAACGCCGCCGCCGGGCGCACCACGACAGACGCCCGGCTGGCGGCCTGCTTCACCGCCCGATCCTTGGCTGCGGCCACCAGGTTCTTCGACACGACGTGCTCCTCCGATCAGGGGTGGTCAGGCAGGCAGCTTGAAACGGGGCTTGCTCTCGGTCGGCTCTTCGGTCAGGTAGTAGCGCTTGAACAGCGAGTAGCACTTCACCGACAGTCGCCCGGCGTGGGTCACGGCCTCCGCGCCGAGCCGCAGGCAGGACGCGACGGTCTTGGCGCGCGCCTTGGACGACAGCGCCCCGAAACGGCCTTCGGTGACCTTCACGGTGCCCAGGTCGGCCTGCAGCATCTCGGCCTGGAACTGCAACGCGAACGACAAGTCGCGAGACAGGTTGCGGACGATGTCGCAGAACTCGTAGAGCGCGTCGGGGTCCCGCAGTTCCATCTCGGTGAGCTCGTCGAACGGGTTGGGCTTGGCCATCAGAGGTCCTTGGGGTCGAGGAGGGAGTAGACGACGCGCGCGTAGCGGTCGTTGTTCGGCTTGGTCTGGTTGCTGTAGGCGGTGGCGCCGAGGGTGTCGGCGACGACCTGGCCGTGAGCGGCGAGCCGCGAGTGGCAGCGGTGCGCCAGCACGGCTAGCCCGAACAGCACCCACCGCAGCAGTGCCAGCAGCGACAGCACCAGCAGGATCAGGCGGTAACTGGCCCACCACCACGCCCGACGTGCGGCGATCCAGAGGCTGGTCACAGTGCGCTCCCCGACAGCTGGAAGTTGGTGGCGAGGCGTTCGGCGAGGCGGGTCATCCGCGGCCAGTGGGTGTCGCAGTACGCGGCGGCGGCTCGGCGGGCGGCGGATTCGGTGATGCCGCACAGGTGGCGGTGCTGCAGCCAGTCCTCGAAGTCGCCGGTGTTCTTGTCGAGGACGGCTTGGACTCGGCTGGTGAGAGCCCCGACTTGGTCGAGGTAGCGGGCTTGGGCGGTGACCCCGGCGAACAGCATCACCGCGTACCCGCGCCACACCGTGGTGGCCGCGTCGGGTTCGGGCTGCTTGAGCAGGGTGTAGCCGCAGGTGACTCGGCCGCTCCAGGAGCGTTCGAGTCGCAGTCGTCGCACGGCCATGCCGCTGGCGCGGGCGACGAGACCGTGCCCGACTTCGTGGTAGGCGAGGCCGAGGGTGTCGATGGCGTCGGTGAGCTCGACGGTGCTGGTGCCCATGGCTAGTCCTCGTTCGACGGGTCGGGGCACGGGCGGCCTTCGCTGTACCGGTGCAGCCCGGTAGCCGGGTCAGGTACCGGGTGGGCGTCGGCCGCGGCAACGCGGACCTCGGTCAGCGGACCGTCGACCGGGTCCGCCGCGGGCACGCAGAGGACGTAGTGCTGCTGGTCGGGTCCGCGTCCGGATACGGAGGGCCCGTCGTGCCAGATGACCAGCGCCGGGTGGGAGTCGACGGCAGCAGGGGCGAGCGAGGTGCCGAGGAGGACGGCGAGGGTGGCTGCGCGTTTGAGTGCGCGGCCGGTACCCGGGAGCATGGGCGGACCTCTCTGGTCAGGTGTTGGCTGGGTTGAGGGCCCGGTCGGGGCGGGGGTTCTTCTTGGCGGGAGGTCACCCGCCCCGACCGGGGGCTAGTGGACGTCCGGCGCCACGAGGGCGAGAGCCGCGTGCACACCGGCGACCTGGGTCAGGTCACGGGACCTCTGCTTCTGCCACTCCTCGAACCCGGTCAGCAGGACCGAGGCGAGGGCGAGGATGGCCATCGAGGCCTGGGTGTGCTCCTTGCGGGTGACCGGCGGCTGGGCCGCGATTTCCAGCAGGTAGGTGTCTGCGCGCTTGGCGGCACCGTAGGGGTCCATGAGGTCGTCGGTGGTCATCGGCGCTGCTCCTTGAAGTGGTTGGCGATGTCGGCGGCGAGGGTGGGGTCCTGCTTGCCAGCCTGGTGGAGGGCTTTCTGGGCGGTGTCGAGGTCACCGCGGTCGAGCGCGGCCTTCATCTGCTTGGCGGTCTTCTGGCGGGCGGTGCCCATTGTGGTGTTCTCCGGTTCCGCTGGGTCAGCGTCGCTGGTTCGTGGCGTATTCGGCGCTGACGAGGTGGTTGCAGGCGTTGTTCGTGCACTGGGTGTAGATGGCGGGGCCGTGTGGGGTGTTGACGTGGCTGGTGGTTGTCGAGGGGTGGGTGCACGTTGCGGTTGCGCTGGTCACGGGTCCCCCTGCGTGGTTAAGCGGTGGCGGTGTGTGCCCGGGCTAGGATTGCAGACTTAGCGGTGCGCCTGCAAGTATGGTGCCACGAGTTGACCAGAAGGATGGCGATGACGCAACCGGCCGACGACCTCACCGCACACCTGCGGGAGCGGATCACCACAGGTGAGCTCGCTCCAGGGGACCGCCTGCCCACCGTCAAAGCCGCCCAAGAACTCTGGCGTGTCGGCGAGTCCGCCGTCCGGACCGCCTACCGCACACTGGCCGCCGAGGGCTTGGTCCGCGGGTCACACGGCCGCGGCACGGTCGTACTCGGCCCCGCCCTGATCCGGATCGCACGACACCGGGCGATGTTCCGCGACCGGTTCGGCTACTACTTCGACCCCGAAGGCCAAGGCCTGCGGCTGGTCGGGAAACCGACGGTCGAGGTGTTGCCCGCGTCCCCGGACATCGCTCTCCGCCTGCAGGTGCCGCCGGGGTCGCCGGTGGTCGTGCGGGACCGGGTGTTGGGCAAGCCTGGGACGAAGCGGACGCGGCCGACGCCGCTGCAGATCGCAACCAGCTACCTGCCCGGCTGGCTCCACAGCGAACTGCCGATCATCGGCGAGCCGATCACCGGGCCGGGCGGGATCTACGACCGGATCGAGGAGCACTTCGGCCGGCCTCTCGCGGATCCGGTGGAGGCGCAGGGCGCGGTCAGCGCAACGGCCGCAGAGGCGAAACGCTTGAACGTTCCAGCGGGGGCGGCGCTGGTCCGGATCGCGCGGACGGCGTCGCTTGAGGACGGGCGGCCGGTCGAGGTGAACGACACCCGCATGGACGGCGCGCGGTTCGAGACGGTGATCGTGCTCGGGCGGGACGCGTCGGCGGGGTGGCCGCCTGATCCGGCGGTGGAGTCGCCGCAGGTGACGGACACTGGCGAGGACGACCAGGAGGAGGAGCCGTGACGACGAGGTACCCGAGCCCCACTGAGGTGTTGCCGTGGATCGTCCGTGACGCGTCCGGACGGTGGCTCGGCGGGGAGTTCGAGACTCGCGAGGAAGCCGAGCACGCCGCTGGCCGTGTTCCGGGTGCGGTGGCGTGCCGCGACAACTACGCGGCGGCTAACGCTGGCGCGCATCGGCGGTTTCTGGGGGTCGCGCCGGTGACGGTGACGCCGATGCGGCGGCTCGGCGCCTGGGGTGACGAGTAGCAGTCCAGTGACAATTCGCTGACCCGAGGCCTGCCGGTGCCTGCGACTGGCGGGTGTCTCGGGTTTTCGCATTTCAGGTGGCATACTCGCGTGCACCGGGTCTCCCGGTGTCGTACACCCTCCAGCGCCCAGGGGGAGCCGCCGCCATGATCAGCTTGCTACGCAGTGACAGCAGAATCCGTCAGTGGATCACGCCGTTCGAGATGTCCCGCGTGTACGGGACGCCACCGTGGTTCGCGATCGGACCGGTGTTCGACCGGTTCGAGCACCTCGCCGGGGTGACCGTGTCCGTCGGGTCGCACTGCCTGGCCTTCCACAGGGCGGTGCACTGACCGTGGACATCTTCGAGGCGATCGATCGTGCGACGGGGTGTCACTTCTGTGAGGGCCCGATGGGCGACAGCGTGTCGGACCTGTTCTGCCGTGAGAAGTGCCAGAAGGCGTGGGCCGCACGGAGGGTCGGCGCGGCCGTCGAGCCGGTGTCGCCGTTCGAGCACTTCCCTCCGCGCTTCCACCCATCCGGAGACCTGTGGCCACTGTCGTCGCGCGCCGAGGTGTTCGTCGCGCCCGTTGACACGTCGCCCGGAGGCGGCGACTGGTCACGGCTCGGCACCGCCGACGCCCCCGTGACGATGGGCATGGACCTCACAGACGACATCGCCACAGCGAGCGTCGCCTACAACGTCGACGGCGTGGTCTACGTCGACATCATGCCCGACCTGCGCAGGCCCCGTCGTGGTCAGCACATGGAGGTCCGTGGCGCTGGCGAGCCGGAAAGGGTCACGTTCAACGGCGACCGGTGGGTGCCCACCGAGGACTGGACTGCTGCGCTCGGCACGCCGAGTCCTGCTGATCTGCTGGCCGCCCAAGAGTTCGTGCGAGCCAGCTACGACATCCTCATCAGCCGTGTCAACGCGACGGTCCAGGACCTCACCCCCGCGCTGAACGGCACGGCCGCTGCGATCCGGTCGGCATGGCAGGCGGCAGCCGCGAACATCACCGCGTTCGTTGAGGCGGGTGTGGTGGAGAAGCCGCTTCCCGCTGATCCGCAGGCCCGGGCGTTGGCATTGCGGAAGCGGCGGAACACCGGCCCCCAACAGCAGCGGCGCGCACCCCGCGCCATCAACCCCCGGAGCACCCGATGATCGCCCTTCCCTCGGTCCACGCCGCCAGCGACCACCGCACGCTCACCCTCGCCGAACTCCGCGAACTCGTCGACGCCGCCACCGCGCTCGGCCTCCCCGACGACGCGATCGTTCGAGGCGCGGCCATCCCGTTCAAGCTGGCCGACCTCGGCAACCCGATCGGGAGTTGCATCACCAAGCTCGGCTTCGACCGCGCCGAGAACGTGTAGCCATGAACACCCCGTGGACTCAGCCGTACCGGCCCACGCCCAGCACTCTGCTCGGTGTACCGCTCGACCTTGCCTTCGAACTGCAAGCCAACCGGCAGGCCAAGCTCCGCCGACAGGCCGACGAACGGATCCGCCAAGAGCGCATCAACCAGTTCATGGCCGACCGGCAGGCCGAGCACGACCGGTACCAAGCCGCTGTAGGGCAGCAGCACACCGCGTTGCTAGCCCTCGTCGACGAACCGTCCCGTCAGGTCCTCGAACACCACCAGTACGTCGACGGCGACTGCGACGGGTGCGACGTCAGCGGCTACGAACCCGACCAGCCCGGCTGGCCGTGCAGCACCTACCAACTCGTCGCCGAGCACTACGGGGTGACGTTCAGCAGCCGTCCACCGATCGAGATGACCGTGCCAGGGAGGCAGCCATGACCGACGAGACCGCGCTGCGCTGCCGCCGGGGCCCCCGCTGTGCCGACGCCCGTCGCGAAACCATCCAACTCGACGCCCACACCACGGGCACCGTCCACGTCGCCGCATGGGCCACCACGCCGGGTGGGTTGTGCCGCATGGACACCACCCTCGCGAAACGCGCCGTCGAGCAGTTGCCTGCGGACTACACGGAGCTGTCGGAACTGCTCGGGAAGACATCGCGCAGCAACGACGCACCCATCGGCGGCACCCGCGAACTCCCCGTCCCCATCCGCCTCAACGTCGAAGCCCTCCAGGCCGCGATCGTGTTCGAACTCGACCTGTGGGCCGCCCCGGTCGCCGAAGCCAGCGGGTTCGGCTACTTCGAGACCGCCCGCCCAGGGGACAGGGTTCGGTCGGCGTCCGGGTGGATCACCGGCCGGTGGCCCGTCCTGCTCTCCCTGCCGAGCATGGCGGTGGCGCGGGTCGACGGCCGCGAGGAAACCCTCTCCGGCCGCAACCCGATCGTCCACTCCGAAGAGGACGGGGTGGCGGGCGCGATCGCGTTGATCGGGTTGCACGACCAGGTCACCGAGTTGGCCGGGCGCACCCAGCACACCCGACGACTCTGGACCCCGTGCCCGAGGTGCGAACGGCTCTCCCTCGAACACCCCGAAGGCGGACCCAAAGTCGACTGCGTCCGGTGCGGGCACCGGATGAGCCTCGAGGAATACGAGGCGCTGGCCGGTGTCCTCGCCCGCGCCTACGGAGCCGAGGTCAACGCATGAGCAACAAGATGGAGTGCCCCGGCTGCCACACGGTCGGCTCGAACGTCACCGCCGACTACCAGCACGGACGGCCCTGCCGGACCTGCGGGCTCGCCCCAGAAACAGCCGACGAGATCACGGCCGCCCGACGTCGCGGTGCGGACGCCACCCTGACCGAACAGCTGACGGAAACCATCAAACGGGCCGCAGCAGCCGAAACCGAGCGAGACCGACTCAAGGGAATCCTCGCCCGGCTGGTCGACGGGGCACGTGACGCGGCAGCAGAGGTCGGCGACCGGCGGCCGTGGGAGCGAAGCTGGTGAGCGCGCTGCGGGAGTTTGCATTGGGACTCGGCCTATGGGCGTTCGTTGTGCTCCTCGCCGTCGCCGTCGTCCTCACCATCATCCGGGCTGCACTGGGATGGCCATGACCCTCAACGTCAAGGACCTCGTGTGGTGCCCCGCCATCGGACTGGAGGGCGAGATCCAGCGGATCGAGGGCAACCAAGCCCAAGTCTGGTGGGCAGACGACGACGTCTCCTGGGAATCGCTCAGGGCCCTAGAGCCCCTGGCCAAGGGGGAGGAACGGATTTGACCACCCCGCCGTGGGGCCACAAGCCGCCGCCCGTCGGCAACCTAGAGACCTACTGGACCGAGCCACCCCCACAGCCGTCCGAACGCTGCCAGTACTGGGTGCGCCGCTACCGCGAGGGCTCCTGGAAGCCGAACAAATGGCTGGCCCGCGAGTGCTACGACTGCCGCGCCAGCATCCTCGGCATCTGGATCTGGGAGTCCATCCACGTCATCGCCCCACTGATCAACGAGCACTACGCGAAGGCGGGCCGCCCATGAAGAAGCCCCGCCGCTGGCCCGTCGCTGGCGACAGCCCGCTCGACCAGGCCCGCACCACCGCCCGCGACTACCGGAGCGCGCTGCTCGCCGTCGACCCCACCGCGTGCGCAGCCCTCGACCAGCGCGCCATCGACGTCGGCCAACCCTGGATCATCCCTGCCAGCGGACCGGTCGACCTCAACGCCGTGCTCACCGCGCCCCAACTCGTCGAGCACTTCGCCGGAGCCCTCCGCGCCGAACAAATCCGCCAATGGGCTGCCCGCGGACACATCCCCCGGCACACCACCGACGACAACCGCACCGTCTACCGGCTCGGCGACGTCCTCGATCACATCGCCGCCCAACGCAGGCGACGCGCCCAACGACACCGCTCCGCTTGACGAATCCCGGCGTGACAGTTCATGATCCCACCCATCCAGAGGTATGCCCGCACACGGCATAACCGGCCTGAATCTCGATCAGGGTGGGTCCCGAACGGGTGGCGGGAGGCACACCGGCTCGCGGCCAGCCAACAGCTGCAACACCGGTCTAGACCCCGGCGGGAACCGTTGGCAGTGGTTCCCCTCACCCTGACCGAGATTCAGTCCACACGAAGCCCCGACTGCTTGCGAGGCGGCCGGGGCTTCCGCATGTCACAGCGACGTAGAGCAGTCCGGTAGCTCGGCGGGCTCATAACCCGTAGGTCGCCGGTTCAAATCCGGCCGTCGCCACCACCCGACGTGCAGGACTCCCGAGCCCTGGCGCGCCACGTCGGGCCCCAACTCCCCTGCTGGTGCGGCGGGGTCGAGAACGCCACGGCACCCCGGAACCCAGACCGGCGGCGGCTGCAACCGGGGAGCCGTGGCAACCCCACCCGCAGGGAGGACGAACGTGGCCCTCCCCAACGGCATCACCACCCGCACCTACACCGGCACCATCACCGGACTCGACGGCGCAGCCGGAACAGGCACCCTCGAATTCCGGCTCCCCCACGTGTTGCGCGACCTCGACGACAACGTGGTGGTCGGCAACGACAAGCACCTCACCGCCCCGGTCACCGCCGGGGCGTTCAGCATCGCGCTCCCCATCGCCCCCTGGGCCTACATCGTCCGCATCACCACCGACGTCCTCAACGACGTCTACCTCCTCCCCGTAGAAGCTGGCGCCGGGCCACTCACCTTCGCGGCCACATACGGCACCGCAGGCAGCATCGCCCAGGTCGAGTTCTTCGCCCTCCTGCACCACCTCCACACCACCGGCGACATCACCGGCCTCGAGGAGTTTGTGGCCGAGTACCTCGCCGAACACGGAGGCGCAGGCGGCACCGGCCCAACCGGACCCCAAGGCCCCGCAGGCCCCACCGGCGCGCAGGGCCCAACAGGCCCCACCGGCGCGCAAGGCCCGGCAGGAACCACAGGAACGACCGGACCAGCAGGCGCCACCGGCGCGACAGGCCCACAAGGCCCCGCAGGCAACGACGGCGCACCCGGAGCCACCGGCGCTACTGGTGCCCAAGGGCCAGCCGGAGCGACCGGAGCAACCGGCCCCGCCGGAACAAGCGCAGCCACCCGCCGCGCCAACACCGGCCTCATCCTCACCAGCTTCACCACCAGCAGCGGCTCAGGCGGCGCATGGACCGTCTGCCCCGCCGCCTACCGCGTCACCATCCCCGCCGCCGCAGGCAACATCCTCCGGTGGGAACCCGCGCTCATCGCCAACCCCGGCGACAGCGGATACGAGTTCGACCTCGCCGCCATCAACGGCAGCGCCACCCCGATCCGCTACGCCTCCTCCCGCACCAGCACCCAATCCCCCAACGGGCACGGCGGCATGTACCTCGGCGGCGCCTACTCCCGCACCATGCGCGGCCAAACCTGGGTCGTCGAAGCCGGAGACATCGTCAGCGGCAACGTCACCCTCGCCCTGCTCTACCGGGCCGGGACCGGCATCACCATCGGCTCCGCCGCCTACCCATCCGAGATCGAGCTCACCAACCTCGGCACGCCCGTGTGACCCGGATCCGCGCGCTGCTCCGACGCCTCATCTGGCTCCACATGACCTGCCCCTGGTGCCAGCAAAACCTCGACACCGCGCCCCTCCGCGCGCGCCCCGCCGAAGTCCTCGCCTGGCACCACCCGCGCTGCCCCGTCGACCGCTGACAAGGAGAGGCACGTGGTCCACGTCGAAGCCGGAAACGTCGCAGCCCACAACATCACCCTCACCGCCGGACAAGCCACCACGGTCGAATTCGCCGACGACTGCGAAGCAGTCGCCATCATCGTGCTCGCCGCCACCCAGCCGGTGTACTTCACCGTCGACGGCAGCGCAGCCACCATCGGCGGGTCGAACACCCACGTCATCCCACCCAACTCCGCCCGCGAAGACGTCGAACCCGACACCGCCGGCGGCACCACCGTGCGCCTCATCAGCGCCGCAGCAGCCACCGTGTCCGTGGAGCGCACCTCATGAAGCTCATCGCGTGGGTGCCGACCCTCCCCGACCCGGCAACCCGTGCCGCACTCGACACGCTCGCCTCAACGCTGCCTGCCGACCAGCAGCAAGTCGCCGCGAACCTCGCCGCCCAAAAGGCCGCGATGGAACAGGCCAACGCCGCGGTCAACACCAAGCTGTCCCAACTCGACCAAGTCGCCGCGCAGCTGACCCCGTTCCAGCAGGCAGCCGCAGCCGAGCACGAAGCGCTACGGCAGGCGGTCGCCGACACACGGACCGCCGAGCAAGCTGACCATGCGGCGCAGGCCGCCCGGCTCGACCAGCTCGCCGCCGCCCAGACCTCGACGGCCGCAGGAATCGCCAGTGCGAACGCGACCGCGCTCCAAGCCCGCGACACCGCCGCTGACGCCGCCTCACGAGCCGCCAGCGCCCGCAGCGAAGCCGCAACCGCCACCGGGACAGCCAACACCGCCACTGCGGCCGTTACGGCGCTCACAGCCCGCTTGGTGGCTCTCGAAGCCGCGAACGCCGCGCTGGCAGCTCAGGTCACGGCGCTGGCCGCCCGTCAGACCGTCGAACGCCTCGGCCGCGTCGCCGTCCCGCTCTTGGCCTTGAACGCGAGCGTGGACCTGCCGATCACCTGGGACACCCCGATGCCGTCGGCGACCTACGACATCCGCACCAGCCCCGACACCGCGATCCTCGGGAAGGTCACCGTCACGGTGAAGTCCCAGACCGCCGCCGGGTGCGTCCTGACCGTGAAGGCCGTGCTCGCCGTAGCCCTCGGCTCCGGAGTACTCGCTCTCGCCCACACCCTCGCCTAGGAGCACCATGACCGCCGCCACGTACCGCAAGAAGCTCGTCGAGATCCAGGCCATCCCCGTACAGGAAGCCATCCAGCTGGCAACTGACTACTGGGGAGAGCTGCCCACGTGGCTGAACGACGGCTACGAGAACGGCAAGGTCGTGTTCTTCAACGACCACATCGCGATCAAGACGCTCGAAGGCACCATGACCGCGCAGGCCGACGACATGCTGATCCGTGGCGTCCAAGGTGAGCTGTACCCCTGCAAGCCCGACATCTTCGCCGCCACCTACGAGGCAGTTGAGTAGCCATGACCGCCCTCACCAACACCACACCCGAGGGCATCAACCAGTTCCGCAACACCCTGCGCGCCACGCGCTACCTCAGCCCAGACAACAAGCCCGCACAGGCAGGCGTCCTCATCGAGCACGACCACGACAACCCAGTCCTGTGGGACGTATGGCCCGTGCATACGGGCACCTGGGACGACGCCGCCGAAGCAGAGACGCGAGGACGCACATGCTCAGCGAACGAATGGGCCGCTCTGGTGTGGGCCAAGCCGACCCGGCACCAGCCGAGGTAGCCATCGCCAACCCGCTCAGCGACCCCGCATCCGCACCACTCGGAACGCTGGTCGTGTTCCCACGCTGGCAGAACAGGAACCACCCCCGCGAGATCGCCATCCGCTGGGCTCCCGTCAACGACATGGACGAGCAGTACCCCTGGCTCATCCTCGGCAGTGAAGGGCCACAGCGACTCGACCACGACGCTGTGCAGGGCTGCGAGGCACTCCAGTCCACAGCAGTGGCGGCCTGCCAGGCAGCAGACATCGACTGAGGTAGCCATGCCAGGCGGATGGGCAGACAGCAACAGACGCGACCAACTCCCACCCGAGTGGCGTGCGCACACCAGACCCACCGTCCTCAAGCGCGACGGCCACGCATGCACATGGCTCGAGAACCAAGATGACGGCGGCTTCCCTGCCTACCTCGCAGGCGCCTACGCGCTGAGCGACAGGTGCAGCGAGCGAGGAGCAGACGTCGACCACGTCGGCGACCCACACGACCACAGCCCCAACAACGCACGCACCCTCTGCTCCTGGCACCACGACCGACGCAGCAGCAAACAAGGCAACGCCGCACGCGTCCGCATCAGCACCAAGAGACCCACCGAACCACACCCCGGACTGATCAGTCCCAAGTAGAATGAACAGACCCCGGCGAGTGCGCTAACACTCCCGGGGCATGGCCGATCTGATGAAAGCAGACCGACGTGACCAAGCCTAAAGCCTCACCGCTCAAGACGTGCATCTGCACCATGTGCAGTACGCCCTTCAGCTCACGCACCAGCAAGGCGAAGTACTGCACGCCCCTCTGCGCAAGCCGCGGCTACAACGCCCAGCGCAAGGCCGACGGCAGGATCGCCCAGCAGGTGAAGGACAGCGCAGCCCAGCGGGCCAACTACATGGCCACATGGCGCGAGCAACAGCGCAAGGTCACCGCATGCATCGTCTGCGGCACAGAGGTAGAGCGCGGACACCACACCAGTTATCGGCGTACAGCATGCAGCGGTAGGTGCAAGCAGTACCTCAACCACGGCACCTGGCCAAGCACACCAGTACCCGACAGGCATCCGAGCCGATCAACCCAACTGCCCGACCAACACGCCGCACGCAAGGCCACATGCGTACGGTGCAACTCGACCTACTTCGCACAACGCCAAGGCCAGCGATACTGCACGCTGGTCTGCAAGCAACGGGCACACAGCAGCAGACGCGACGCTTGCAAGCGCGGACAGTTCGTAGCCAACGTCAGCCCCGAGCAGATCTATGAACGCGACGGCTGGCGCTGCAAGCTGTGCACGAAGAAGCTCAAGCGAGACGTCGTCGTACCGCATCCGCTCGCACCCACCGTGGACCACATCATCCCGTTGGCACAGGGCGGCACCCACGAACCAGTGAATGCCCAAGCAGCACACTTCCTGTGCAACTCACGCAAGGGCGACAGGCTCACAGGAGATCAACTCGCGCTCATCGGGTAGTCCCTACCAGGGGGGTCCCCCCTGGGGTACCACCCCGGATTACCGGGAAGTTGCTGGGCCTCGCGGTGCGTACGGGTCTGGGGATTCCGCTCTGGGGCGCGATACCTGGGGTTGAGGCACCGAATCAGCCACCCGTCGGGCCTAGGATGCCGCGTTTTGATCCCCGTCGACAGCAGGCGGACACTGAGCCGGTCATCGGATCGAGACCTGCGTTCTACCTGCTCAGCGACCTAAAAACGTACGCGGCCGGTAGACTTGGGCCATGCAGCGACGGCCTTGCGAGCAGTGCGGGAGCGACCTGCCGGTGACGGCTCGGGCGCACGCGCGGTTCTGCTCCGGTGCGTGTCGCGCGCGGGCGCACCGGAACTCGATCCCGGCGCGACTGCGCGGGCTGGACCGGTGGGTGACGCATTCGCCGTCGAAGGTGCCGTTGACCCCGAAGGGGCGTCCGGCGAAGTCGACCGACCCGGCCACCTGGTCGCCGTTCTCGGCGGTGAAGCCGCTGCCGCGCCGCGGGTTCGTCCTGAACGGCGACGGCATCATCTGCCTAGACCTTGACCACTGCCTCGTCGACGGCGCGCTGACGGCGCGCGGCCGGGAGATCCTGGCGCGCTGCCCGAGTACGTACACCGAGATTTCGCAGTCGGGGACGGGCCTGCACGTGTGGGGGCGCGGACGGGTTGAGCACGGGCGCCGGTTGGACGGCGTGGAGTGCTACGGCACCGGCCGCTTCATCGCGGTCACCGGCACGCGGTTCGGCCGCTGCCCCTCAACGTTGGCGGACCTGTCCGGGGTTCTGGACTGGCTGTTGACCTAGCGCCTCCCGGAACGGGGTGCGCTGCATCCCGAAACGGGAGTGATCACGATGGCTGGAATGGGACCACCGCCGAAGGACGCGGCAGCGCGGCGCAGGCGGAACGCGACGCCCGGTATCACCCAACTGCCCGGCGAGGGCTTCAGGGGCAAGGCCCCTGAATGGCCGCTCGGCACGGACATCGTCACGCAGGCGAAGCTCCAGGTCGCGCGCGAGAAGCTATCCGAGTTGGAGTGGAAGCGCGACGAGGGCCTGAACGTCTCCGAGAGCGCGCTCACTCGCGCCAAGGAGAAGGTTGTCGTTCTGGAGCACGTCGTGGAGATCCAGCATGACGCCGAGGTCGCACTGTGGCGGGAGTTGTGGCGGACGCCGCAGGCCGCCCAGTGGCATCTGCTGCGGTGGGCGCGCGAGGTGGCGCAGTTCGTGCGGCACAAGGTGCTCGCGGAGAACGGCGACCTGGACCACGCGCGGGAGGCCCGTCAGCACGCTGACCGGCTCGGGTTGTCGCCGATGGCGTTGCTGCGGCTCCGCTGGGAGATCGCCCCGGCCGTGCAGCAGGCGGTGAAGCCGACCGAGCCCAGCACGGCGCCGGTCACGGACATCGCGTCGCGTCGCCAGCGGCTGTCCGGGTAGCCCGCGGTGCCCCGCACGCTGGTGCGGGCTCCAGGCCACGACCGGATGCGGTCCCTCGGCTGGCTGGCGAACGCGTGGATGGAGTTCTTCGTCGTCCACGGCCGCGGTGACGCCGCCGGGATGGCCGTCTCGCACGGCGACGAGGTGGCCGGGTTCATCGCGGACTGCTACGCGCTGGACGAGAACGGCCGCATGTCGTACGACTCGGCGTTCTACTCGAGGCCGAAGGGTGCGGACAAGTCCGGGCTCGGCGCGCGCTTCGGCCTGTTCGAGGCGTTGGGGCCGTGCCGGTTCGCTGGTTGGGCGCAGGGTGGCGAGGTCTACGAGGACCCGTGGGGCCTGGGGTTCCGGTACGTGTACGAGCCGGGCGAGCCGATGGGTCGGCACGTCAAGAACCCGATGATCCGGGCGATGGCCACTGAGGAGGGCCAGACCGGGAACGTCTACGACTCGATCTTCTACAACCTGACGGACGAGGACGCGCCACTGTCTGCGGTGGGCGCGGACGCGGGCTTGACCCGCACGAACTTGCCCGACGGCGGAGAGATCCTCCCGTCCACCGCGAGCAGCGCGTCGAAGGACGGTGGCCTGGAGACCTTCGTCGTCTTCGACGAAACGCACCTGTACAACCAGCCTGAGCTGCGGCGCATGTACAACACAGTCACCCGGAACCTGCGGAAGCGAAAGAAGACCGCGGGCACTTGGTACCTGGAGACGACGACGATGTTCGCGCCGGGCGAGGACTCGGTGGCGGAGAACACCTACACCCTCGCGGAAGCGATCGCGCAGGGCCGGGCGCGGCGGCAGCGGTTGCTGTACGACCACCGGTGGGGCGAGTGCGACGACCTCTCCGCCGAGGACATGCTGCGCGCGGCGATCCTCGAAGCGTTCGGCGAGACGATCGAGTGGAACGACCTCGACGGCACCGTCGACGAGTTCTACGACCCGCGGAAAGACCCTGAGGACTCGCGCCGGTTCTTCCTCAACGCGCGCACGTCCGCTGGCGATGCGTGGATGCCGGTCGAGAAGTGGGAAGCGGTCAGGGACACCACGATCCACGTGCTCGACGGCGAACGGATCGTGCTCGGCTTCGACGGTGCGGTCAGCGAGGACTCCACCGCGCTGGTTGCGTGCCGCGTCTCTGACGGGCACCTGTTCGTCCCTGAGTACGACGGCGCACCGACGATCTGGCAGAAGCCTGTCGGTCCGGCGGGCAAAGACTGGAGTGTCGACGGCGAGGTTGTCGACGCCGCGGTGGCAGCCGTGATGAAGCGGTACGAGGTCGTGGGGTTCTACGCGGATCCGCCGTACTGGCAGACCTACGTGGACCGCTGGGGGTCGTTGTACGGCCGCCGGATGCGTGTGCGGGCGACGCAAGCGAAGCCGATCGAGTGGTGGACGACCCGGCCGTCCGCGGTGGTTCAGGCGGTCTCTCGCTTGTACGAGGCGGTGAAGTCGAAGCAGGCCTCGCACAGCGGCGACATGGTGCTGACGCAGCACGTGCTGCACGCGCGGCGGAGGCTGGCGGGGAAGGTCGGCGTCACGATCGGTAAGGAGTACGCGAAGTCGCCGAAGAAGATCGATGCGGCGATGGCGGCGGTTCTCGCATTTCAGTGCCGCGGCGACGCGGTGGCCAAGGGCCTGAACCGGCCCCGCAAGAAGCGCAGGTCGGCAGCGTTCTGACCACCACCACACGTGATCCAAGGGGGTGGCCTGTTGGCTGAGGCCGCCGACCTGGAGCCGTTCGAGTGGCTGGCTCGCCTGGGTCAGAAGCTGATCGACCGGCAACCGGCAGTCCGGTTCTGGCGCCGCTACTACGACGGCAACCACGACCTCCCCGCAGGCCCGAACCAGCACGCGGCGGCCTACCGACGGTTCCAGAAGATGGCGCGCACGAACCTGTGCAAGCTGTGCGTGGAGTCACGGGTGCATCGGACGAACGCGATCGGGTTTCGCGACCCGGCGTGGACGTCCAGCGAACCGGACCCGGTGTGGAAGCTGTGGCAGCGGCAACGCCTGGACGCTCGCCAGTTCGGGATCTGGCGCAAGGCCTACTCCCGCTCGGGCGCGTATGTGATCGTCGGCGTGGACCCGAAGGTGTCGAAGAAGCCGCGGGTCACGATCGAGGGTCCGGAGACGGTGATCGTCGAGACCGACCCGGCTGACTCGAGCCGGCGGTTGGCGGCGCTGCGGCTGTGGCACGACGACATCGCGAAGCGGTGGATGGCCACCCTCTACCTGCTCGGCACGACGGACACCGGGCCTGGTCGGCGGCTGCACTGGCAGTCGAGGCAGCAGGTCGGGAAGAAACGCGCGGGCGGCAGGATCTCGTTCAAACCCGAGGACTGGGAGGAACGCGAGCCGGAAGGCAAAACCCTCCGCGGCGTGCCGGTCATCGGGTTCCTCAACGGCGACGAGGGCGACGAGCCGGTCTCCGCGTTCGACGCCGGAATCGACGACCAGAACCGGCTGAACCTGACCCTGCTCAACCGGTTGTCGTCCGAGCGGTACGCGGCGTTCCGTCAAGCGATCCTGTTGAACTACAAGGTCGATGAGGACCCGGTGACGGGCGAGCCGATCGCGCCGTGGAAGCCCGGTGTCACGCAGATCGGCACGATCCCGCCGCCGGACGAGCCCGGCGACCCCGCTATCCAACTGGTGCAGCTGCAGCAGACCGACACGTCGGGGATGTTGCGTGGTGTCGAGTCGGACATGCGGGCGTTCGCCGCGGTCACGTTGACGCCGGTCTACTACCTGCCAGGCGACATCACGAACATCGGCGCGGAGGCGATCGCCGCTCTGGACGCGGGGCACAACGCCCAGGTGCGGCAGAACAGCGCACTGTGGGGCGAAGGCCTCGAAGAGGTGCTGCAGCTCATGGCGCTCGCCGCCGAACTGGACCGGGACCTGTCGGACAGCGAGATGGTGTGGGCGCGGCCGGAGAACTTCGTGCCGTCCCAGATCGGCGACTACCTGTCGAAGATGAAGGACGCGGGGATTCCGCTGCCGATGGCGGTGGAAGAGGTCGGCTGGTCTCCGCAACGGGTGGATCGGTTGCGGTCGGAGATGGCGTCGGCGTCGGCAATGGCCGCGTTCGCCGCTCCGCCGTCGTCTGCCCCTGCGCCTCAACCGGCCGCTCCGCAGCCGCCCGCGTTCCAGGCGCCGGGTGAACCGGCCACGCCGTGACCCCGGACCAGTTCGCGCGAACGCGCCGGACGATGTCGATCCGGCTCGTCGCGACGCTGGTGAAGCTGTTCACCGGGCTCGGGTCGTGGCGGGATCGGGACGCTGACCGGTTCGTAGCGCAGGTGGTGCCGCTGGTCGGCGGCACCCAGCAGGCGCTGGCGGCTCTGGTCGCGGCGTTCACCGCTGAGCAGGCCGGTGCGGCGCTGCGGCGCCCGGTCGGCCCTCCCGGTATCCCCGCGGGTGACGCGGTCGACCTGAGGGCCGGGATCGACGTCGCCGAGGTGTACAGGCGGCCGTTCGTGACGATCTACAACGCGCTGTCGCAGGGCAAGTCGCTCACCGAGGCCATCCGGCTCGGCGAGGTGCGGCTGGGCGAGATCGCCGAGATGGACCTGCAGCAGACCTACGCGCGCGCTTCGCGCGCGGCCATGCGCGGCCTGCCCACGCATGCGCGTCCGCGGTTCTGGCGTCGGGAGCTGTCCGGGCTGGAGAACTGCGGGTTGTGCGTGCTCGCGTCGACCCAGCGGTACACGGTCGAGGACCTGAACCCGATCCACGGCAACTGCGACTGCTTCGTGTCGCCGATCTTCGGCCGCGACCCTGGCCAGGTGATCGCGCCGGAACTGCTGGAGCAGGTCCACACCGCAGTCGAGCAACTGACCGGGCAGGCGGACCGCGGCGGCCGGGCCCCGGACTACCGGGATCTGCTGGTGCAGATGACCCCGGAGCACGGCGAGTTGGGGCCGCTGCTGGTGCGGCCGCGTGACCGGTTCACCGCCCAGGCGGATCTCGCCTCCTAGAAGCCTCCGTGCCCGGAACGGGCGCGGTCCATCCCGAAACGGGAGCACACCAATGAGCAGTGACGCTGGTACTGGCGCGCCCGCAGACGGCGGCCAGGCAGGCACCGACACGACCACGAGCACAGTGACCGATGGGTCGGGCGCGGCGGGGACCGGAACGGGAACCACCACCACGACCACGACGGACGACTGGGGCTCGGCGGAGTGGAAGGCGTTCGCCGCCGAGACGGGGCTGAGCGTCACCGAGCTGAAGAAGAAGCTCGACCACTCCCGCACGTGGGAGCAGCGTGCCAAGGAGAACAAGGGCGCTGCCGACCAGGCCAAGACGCTGCAGGAGCAGGTCGAGGAGCTGAAGCAGGAGCAGGCCGCCCGTGACGAGCGGGACGCCAAGCGCGCCGAGCGGCTCGCGCTCGCCGACGTCCGTTCCGGGCTCGCCGATGCGGGCATCAAGGCGGACGACGTCAAGGAACTCCTCGACGAGCTCGACCCGAAACGCCTGCTCAAGGACGGCGACCCCGACGAGAAAGCGATCGCTCGCATCGTCGGCGCCCTCCGCAAGGCCGCAGGACGGCCCACGCCCGACCCCGACCAAGGGAAGACGGGCAGTAAGGCCCCCTCGGACATGAACGCGCTGATCCGACGTTCCGTCGGGATCGGCTGATCAGCCAGCGGCACGGCCGGACCGCTGTGCGCAGAATCTGGAGGTAGACCGTGCCGTACAACAACATCACGACCCGCGGAGACGTCGAGGCGACGATCCCCGAAGAGGTCTCGCGGGAGATGCTCGGCAAGGACACGCAGGGCTCCGCGGTGCTCGACCTGTTCCGCCGCATCCCCGTGTCGCGCAAGCAGGTCCGCTTCCCGATCCTGTCGGCGCTGCCCGTCGCGCAGTGGGTCACCGGCGACACCGGCCTCAAGCAGACCACCGAGATGGCGTGGAACAACAAGTACATGACCATCGAGGAGCTGGCGATCATCATGCCGGTCCCCGAGAACGTGGTCGCGGACATGGACATGGACATCTGGGACACCTCGGAGCCCTACATCGTCGAGGCGTTCCACAAGGCGTTGGACACGGCGGTGTTCTTCGGCAGCAACGCCCCGTCGTCGTTCCCGACGAACGTCCTGGCCGCGGCGATCGCCGCGGGCAACACGGTCACCGAGGGCACGGCCACGGCCGCCGCGGGCGGCTACATGGGCGACCTGGACAACCTCATCGGCGCGGTCGAGGAGGACGGATTCGACGTCACCGGGTTCGTCGCGTCCCGTGGTGCCCGCCGGAAGCTGCGGGCCGCGCGTGACACGCAGGGCCGCAAGCTCGACGTCGGCCGCGTGGGCGGTGACCTGGCGACCATCGACGGCGCGCCGATCGCGTACCCGATGCGGGGCGCGTGGGGCACCAGCGGCGGCGCGGGTACGAACGTGCGCATGTTCGCCGGGGACTTCCGCAACGAGTTCGTGGTCGGTGTCCGCGAGGACATCAGCTTCAAGATGCTCGACCAGGCCGTGATCCAGGACAACACGGGCGCGATCGTGTTCAACCTGGCGCAGCAGGACATGGTCGCGATGCGGGTCAAGTTCCGTGTGGGCTGGCAGGTCGCGAACACCCTGAACGACGACAACCCGACCGAGGCCACGCGGTACCCCGCTGCGGCCATGATCTTCTGAGCGTAGGAGACACAGCGATCATGAGCGCACCTTTCGTCCGGCCGATCGAGGCCGATGTCCCCGCGGTGTCGACGGCGGGCAACTCCGACGACACCGTGCTCACGCAAGCTCCCTTCGGGGGGACCGTGACGGCGGTGGAGTACATCCCCGAGTCCGCGATCACCGGTGCGGCGACCAACAACCGCACCGTCAGCCTGGTCAACAAGGGCCAGGCCGGTGCGGGGACCACGGTCATCGCGACCCTGAACTTCGCGTCCGGGGTCAACGCGGCGGCGAACGACCAGAAGACGATCCCGCTGTCCGCCACCGCGGCGGACCTGCTGGTGGCCGAGGGCGACGTCCTGCAGTGGCGGTCGGTTGCGGTCGGCACCGGTATCGCCGACCCCGGCGGTCTCGCCAGGGTGACCCTGTCCCGCACGGCGTCGAGCTGAGAGGACCTGTCCTGATGGCAACGCAGCGCAGTACCGACAAGGCAGCCGAGCCCGCGAAGGACGGCGGCACGGCGAAGGCAGCCGAGTCTGCGGCCCCGAACTACGTCGCTCCGGAGGACGGCACGGAGCACGGGTACATCGGCCAGGTGCACCCGGAGAAGAACAACGACGACTACACCGTCGCAGGGGTCACCGGCGGCACGGCGAAGGCGAACGACACGCCTCCGTCGTCGGCGGCGGACGACACGCGCAAGGCGTGGAAGCCGCTCTCGTCCTGACCGTGCTCGTCTGCCAGGGAGGTTGATCGTGTCGACGTACGCCTCCCTGGCAGACCTTCGCGCCGAGTTCGAGGGCGACCTGCCCGACAGTCTCGACGCGCACCTGCAGCGAAAGCTGGACAACGCAGAGGAAATCATCGCGGGCTATGTGCGCAACCGGGACTTGGCCGCGCACATCGCCGCAGGTCGCACGACCGCGAAGCTGGTGCGGATGGTCGTGTGCGACATGGTGCTGCGGGTCCGCCGCAACACTGCGGGCGCGAGTTCGCAGACGGCCGGGCCGTTCGCGGTCACGGTCGACCAGACGGTGGCCAGCGGGAAGCTGTACCTCACCCGCGACGATCGGCGGCGCCTCGGATTGCGGTCCGGGCCGGTGTCGATCGAGATGGTCGACGACGCCCTGCCGCACGTGCTGCGCAAGCCGGTGCTGGTCGACCGGGAGGACGACTTCGAGCGCCGGGACTGCTGGTGACCGCGGGGTTCGCGTTCGGGTTCACGGTCGAGGTGTACCGGGACGTCGCGCCGAAGGACCGGTGGGGTGACTCGACGTCGGCCCCGCACCACACGATCAGCGGGTGCGCGGTCTACCCGGCGAGCTCGGGGAACGTGTCGCGCGAGCAGTTGGACGCGCGGGTGACGATCACCGAGGGTCTGGTGCTGCTGTCCCCGCCCGGTTCGGACCTGAAGGCGACTGACGAGGTGCAGCTGCCCGCGGTCGCTTTGGTGCCTGCCCAGTACCGCGGGAAGCGGTACAAGGTCGACGGCGAGCCGGGTTCGTGGCAGTCCCCTTTCACCGGCTGGGCGCCGGGTATGCAGACGGCGCTGAAGGATGTGAAGGGCTGATGGCCAAGATCACCGACTACCGGCCCAACTCCGTCGGGCTAAAGCCGCTGCTGATGTCCGGTGAGCTCGCGGACCTGTGCGCAGAGCGCGCGGAACTGGGCGCGGACTTCGCCCGTGCACGTACGCGGGAGGACACCGGCGAGCACATGCGGTCGATTCACGTCGAGCGGGTCACGGCCGTCGGAGTGAAGAAGGACCGGGTGGGCGCGGAGATCGTCGCTGACGCGGACCACTCGGCGTCGGTGGAGTTCGGCAGTCGGAAGCGTTCCGGCGACCATGCGCTGCGCTCATCGATCCCGATCATCGAGCGCGGCTGATGGGGACAGCGCTGCCGCCGTTCCCTGACGCGGAGGACGTGGTGATGGCGCTGCTCGCAGGGCGGGCGCCGACGACGACCACCACGGACGAGCAGCTGGAGGAGGACGCGCCGGTCATCCAGGTGACGCGGGTTGGTGGTGTCGATGACGGCATCAGCGATCGGCCGCTGGTGGAGGTGGCGTGCTTCGCGAAGTCGTACGACGTGGCGCGGAAGCTCGCGCGTGACTGCGCGGTCACGATCTTGGCGTCGGCGGCGACGCGAGTCGTGACGGAGGACTTCCCCGGCGGGGTCTTGATCGACTTGGCGGAGACGGCTACCTCACCGGTGCGGGTGCCGTACGACAATCCGGACTTGGCTCGCAAGATCGGCACGTACCGGTTCGTGTGGCGTCGCCCGCGGACTGTCTGACCACCACCCGGTTCCCTTTCAGCCCCGCTGTTCACGGGGCCGTTTCATCACGCCCCGAACCTAGGAGGACGCGGGATGCCCGCTTACGAAGCCCTTGCGAACAAGCAGGTCGAGCTGATCCGGAAGGCGTTGGCCGGGTCGCTGTTCTTGGCGCCGATGTCGGCGACGCTGCCCGCCACGTTGACCACTGGCGCGGGCGCCGACCTGACCGCGCTGCCCGCCGATTTCGACGACATCGGCTGGGTCACGAAGGACGACGGCCTCACCTGGAGCAGGTCGACCGAGGTGTCGGAGGTGACGTCGTGGGGTTCGTTCGACCCGACGCGCCGCGACATCAACGCCGACATGACCGGCCTGAACTTCACGGCCCAGGAAACCAAGCGGCTCACCCTGGAGCTGTACAACAACGTCGACCTGTCGGCGGCGACACCGACGGCGATCACCGGTGAGATCGCGTTCTCCCAGCCGACCCGGCCGTCCACGAAGTACTACCGGGCGTACGGGATCTTCGTGGACGGGTCGGGTGCGGACGCGATCTACGTGGCGCGACTGATGCCGCGGGCGTCGGTGACGGAGCGCGGCGACCAGACGTGGACGGACGGCGACGACGCGGTCGGCTACCCGATGACGATGTCCGCGTCGGTCGACTCCACCGCGGGCTACTCGGTGCGCCACTTCTTCGGTGGGCCCGGCTGGCGGTCGCTGCTGGTGAAGATGGATTTCCCGGCGCTGGCCTGATGACGTGGGGTGGGGCGCGGACCGGGTGGCCGCGCTCTGCCCCGCCCTTCTTCTGCCGCCCGGTCCTGTCCCGTCTTCCGCGGAGGTCCAGCAGTCATGGTCGACGACATCACCAGCAGCACCGAGCCCGCCGATGAGGGGACCGTGATCCTCGTGTCGCCTGAGGGCGTCGAGGTCGAGGCCTCGACCCCTGTGACGATCAACGATCTGGTCTACGGCAAGGGCTACCGGCTCAAGGGCAACGCCGACCCGGAGGCCGCAGCCAAGGCCGCTGCCCCGGAGGCCGGCCAGCAGCCGGTGACGGCTGAGCCTGCGGGTGCCGCAACCGGCACACAGACCGCAGCCAGCGCTGCCCCGCCCGCCGACGCGAAGCCGTCGGCGCCGTCCACCTCGAAGAGTTCCGGCAAGCCCGCGACGGGCGCGCCGAGCACCACCTGACCGACCCCACACCACCCGGAGGAACCCCGTGGGCAACAGCACGTTCAAGTTCAGCAAGTACCGCGCCGAGGCTGACCGGCCGCCGTTCGACCTCGAACTCGAGGACGGCAGCGTCATCAGCATCCCGGTCCCCGACGGCGACACCACGTTCGAGATCGAAGAAGCCAGCACCTCTCGCGAGATGCTCACCCTGATGTGCGGCGAACAGGCCGACGCCGTGTTCGAGCTGATCGGACCGGAGAACGGCACCGTCATCCGCGCGCTGGCGAAGGACATGTCGAAGCACTTCGGGCTCGCCCCCGAGCAGGCGCCGCGGGGGGGTTCGAGGGCCTCGCGGCGCTGATCGAGCACGCGGGCGAGGCCATCGAGTACGACCTGCATGAACACCTCGGGATGGACCTCCTGGACTTCTTCCGGGGGGTCTACCCGTGGGACAAGCTCTACCGGCTCATCGGCCAGCTGCCATGGTGGTCGAAGTACAAGCTGCTGCTGGCCGATGATGACGAGTACGCCGAGGCGTCCCGGGCCCAGCAGAGCGGCGGGGCGTCGGAGACGCGGCGGCCGAAGCTCGCCGAGTGGGACCCGAACCGCGAGTTGGCCGCCGAGCTGCGTGACGGGTTCGCACGGCTTGAGGCAGCGATCGCGAACAGCAACCGCAAGAAGGGTTCGCAGCCGGTCAAGCCGAGGCCGACGCCACGGCCACTGACGGCGGCGCAGCGCGCGGATCGACGCGCGGACTACGAAACCCATCTGGCCATCGTGAAGCAGGTCTTGCCGGGGAGGTGACTCCCTGGTGGCTGCCCGCTATCTCGCTGGCACGGCGTTGATTCAGGTGTTGCCGAAGCTCACCGGGTTTCAACGGGTCGCTGCAACCGAGCTGAAGACGATCGACATCAAGGCGACCGCGCGGGTCGTCCCTGAACTCGATAAGGCTGCGGCGACCAAGGCCGAGGACGATGTCAAGGCGCTGACAGAGAAGCTCGCCAAGGCGCGCGACAAGGAAGCGGACTCGGTCGGGAAGGTCCGGGTCGCCGAGGAAAAGCTCCAGGCACTCCGGAACAGCGGCAAGGCGACCGCGGCGCAGCTGGCGGCCGCGGAGGAGCGGTTGGCGTCCGCGACGCGCGCGTCGGAGTCGGCACAGAAGGCAGCGGCGCAGTCGTCGAAGGCGCTGGAGTCGGCGACGATTCGCCACACCAAGGCGGTCGATGACTTCGAGGCGTCCGCGAAGCGCGGCTCGTCGGCGCTGGCCCGGTTGTGGCAGCAGGGTGAGGGCAGCGACAAGCTCGAGAAGTCGCTGACGGGCGCCGGGCTGAAGGCGCTGACGCTGGGTTCCAGCGCGTTCCGGGCGGCGTCTGGTGTGGTCGCGATCGGTACCGCGGTCCCGGCGGTGGCGTCGCTGGTGAGCGTCTTGCAGACCGCGTCGGGCGCGGGCCTTGTGCTTCCGGCTGCGTTGGTGGCGGGCGGGATCGCGGTCGCGGCGCTGAAGGTGGGCGTGTCGGGTCTCGGTGACGCGATGAAGGCCGCGGCTGAGGGTGATGCGAAGAAGCTCGACGAGGCGATGGTGAAGCTCGCCCCTGAGGCGCGTGAGTTGGTGCGCGCGTACGTCGACTTCAAGCCCGCGTTGGACGCGCTGAAGCTGGATGTGCAGTCGCGCCTGTTCGCGGGTGTGGGGTCGGAGGTTCGGGCGCTCGGCGAGGACTATCTGCCGATCGTGCGCCGTGGTCTGGCGGACATGGCGGGCAATTTCAACGACGCCATGAAGGGTGCGGCGGGGTTCGCGGCGCAGCAGCAGACGCTGTCCGACCTGCCGACGATCTTCGACAACTCGAACATCGCGGTGTCGCACCTGACGGGTGCGGTGGAGCCGCTGCTGTCGATCCTGCGGGACATCGTCGCGGTCGGCTCGGAGGTGCTCGCGGATCTGACGATGGGCGCGGACACGACGGCGGCGTCGTGGGCGACGTTCATCTCGGAGGCTCGCGAGACGGGCCAGCTCAAGCAGTGGATCTTGGGTGGGTTGCAGACGCTGGATCAGCTCGGCGAGGTGCTCGGGCACGTCGGCTCGATCTTCAAGAGCGTCTACTACGCGGCGGCGGAGTCCGGCGGGGACGTGCTGGACACGATCGGCCAGATCACCGGCATGGTCGCGAACCTGCTGGACTCGGCGCAGGGGCAGACAGCGCTGACGACGCTGTTCTCGTCGTTGAAGCAGGTCGTCGCGGACCTGATGCCGGGCGTGCAGGCGATCGGCGGAGCGATCCTGGACGGGGTCGTGAAGCTCGCGCCGTCGGTGGCGACGCTGGCCCCCGCGTTCTCGGATGTGGCGACCGCAGTCGCTCCGTTGATCACGGATCTGGCTGGTCTGGTCGCGGACATCCTGCCACCGTTGGCGGATCTGATTTCGTGGCTGGCTCCGGCGCTGCCGACGATCGCGGTCGGGTTCGCCGGGTTTGTGTTGGCACTCAAGGGTTTCAGCATCGTCCAGTCCATCATCGGGTTTTTCAGGGGTTGGGCGGCGGCGCAGTGGGCGCTGAACGCGGCGATGTCGGCGAACCCCATTGGCTTGATCATCGCTGCGGTGGTGGCGTTGGTCGCGGGGTTCATCTACCTGTGGAACAACGTCGAGGGTTTCCGGAACTTCTGGATCGGCTTGTGGGAGGCGATCCAGAAGGCCGCGGCGTGGGCGTGGGACAACGTCTTGAAGCCGACGTGGGACGCGATCGTCGCGGCGGCGCTGTGGGTCGCGGACGCCGCAGTGTGGCTGAAGGACGCGTTCCTGACGGCGATGACCGGGATCGCGACTGCGGCGACCTGGTTGTGGGACAACGTGTTGAGGCCGGTGTTCGACGCGATCAGCCTGATCTTCCGGATCGTGGCGGCGGTCATCTACACGGTGCTCGTGGTGCCGCTGGTGTTGGCGTTCAAGGTGATTGCGGCGGCCGCGACGTTCCTGTGGGAGAACGTGCTGAAGCCGGTGTTCGAGGCGACGGCGGCGCTGCTGACGTGGCTGTGGCAGAACGTGATCAGCCCGGTGGTGGACTTCATCGTCGGCGCGGTCAAGACGTGGGGCGACATCTTCGCGTGGCTGTGGAGCGAGGTGCTGTCGCCGACGATCTCGGCGATCGGCGACTTCTTCACCTGGCTGTGGACGAACGTGATCATGCCGGTGGTGGACTTCATCGTCGCCGGGATCAAGACGTGGGCGGCGATCTTCACGTGGCTGTGGACCGACGTGATCCAGCCGACGATCGGGTTCATCGGGGACGTGATCAGCTGGCTGTGGACGAACATCGTTCAGCCCGTCTTCACCTACATCGGTGACTCGCTGACGGCGCTCGGCGGGTTCTTCGTGTCGGTGTACGAGAACGTGATCAAGCCCGTGTGGGAGGCGCTGGGGGCTGCGATCGGGTTCGTGTGGGACAACGTGATCTCCCCGATTTTCGAGGGCATCAAGACCGGCGTGGGGCTGGTCGGTGAGGCGTTCGACAAGGCCGTCAGCTTCATCGAGTCGGTGTGGAACAAGGTCAAGGAGATCGCCGCGGTACCGGTGAACTTCGTGATCAACGAGGTCTACAACAACGGCATCCGCAAGGTGTGGAACGGGATCGCCGACTTCCTCGGCCTCGGGTTGTTGCCGGAGGCGTCGCCGGTGAAGTTCGCGGGCGGCGGCATCTTCCCTGGTTACGCGCCCGGCACGGACAGTATCCATGCGCTGGTGTCACCCGGCGAGGCGGTGCTGGTGCCGGAGTTGGTGCGGCAGATCGGCCCGCAGAACATCCTCGCGGCGAACGCGGCGGCGTCCGGCAGGCCGGGAACGGTCGTCGGCAGCGGCACGGCGGGCTTCTCCGGCGGCGGTGTCGTCCCCAAGTTCGCGGGCGGTGGCGTGGTCGGTGATCTCCTCGGCTGGGTGCCGGGCATCGGCGACGACATCGTGGCCCTGTGGGAGGACCCGAAGTCGTGGGTGAAGGCCCGCATCGGCGGGTCGGGCGGCTGGGTCGACATGCTCGCGACGATCCCGGAGAACCTGATCGGCAAGGCCGCGGACTGGCTGATGGAGAAGATCGACAGCTTCCTCAGCCTCGGCGGGGGCGGTGCGATCACGGGCGATCTCGCTGGGTGGATCAACGCGGCGATCAAGATCGCTGGTGTCGATCAGGCCGCGTGGTTCGGGCCGTTGTCGACGCTGATCATGCGGGAGTCGGGCGGTAACCCGAACGCGATCAACCTGTGGGACTCCAACGCGCAGGCCGGCTACCCGTCGCAGGGCCTGATGCAGACGATCCCGCAGACGTTCGCCGCCTACCGCGACCCGCGGCTGCCGAACGACATCACGAACCCGGTCGCGAACATCGTGGCCGGGATCAACTACATCATGGCCCGCTACGGCGGCATCCAGAACGTGCAGCAGGCCGACCCGAACGCGGCACCCCTCGGGTACGACAACGGCGGCTGGCTGCCTCCGGGGATCACCCAGGTCTACAACGGCACCGGCCGACCCGAGCGGATCTTGACCGACGACCAGTGGGCGGCGATGGGCCGCTCCGACATGGACGGCATGTCCCTCGTCGGCGCTGTCGTCGAGGTCGCGGATGACGGGCTCATGCGGTTCGTCGACGGCCGCATCACCACGGCAAGCGAGTCCACAGGCACCGCGGTGCTGCAACGGCGGAGGATCTGATGGCCAACGAATTCCGAGACGTCCAGGACTACTTGTTCGGGCAGTTGTCGGTGGCAGCGTCCATCTCGGACACGTCCATCTCGTGTGCGGACTTCGCGAACCTCCCGACCCTCTACACGACCGGCAGGTTTCTTCCGCTCACGCTGCACGACCCGGCGCTGAAGGTGAAGGAAGTCGTGTGGGTCACCGCTCACGTCGCGGCGTCGTCCTCGGTGACCGTGACCCGCGCGAAGGAGAGCACGGTCGCACGAGCGTGGGGGGCGGGCACCCAGGTGCTGTGTGCCCCCACCATCCGTGACGTCCTGTCGGTCGTCACGCGCGCCACGATCCCCTCGGACGCGCACCTCGGTGCCCGGTTCTCGTTGTCGGACGAGAACCTCGTGGTGGAGAAGATCCTCGGTGGCATCGGCCCATCGGTCGGCACCGCGCAACCGGCGGAGATGGGGCCTCGGATCAGCGGCAGCATCCCCGCTGGCGCGGTGTTCACGCGGCGCGCGGGCTACAAGTCCGGCACCACCAACGGCAGCGGGAAGATCGCGGTCGCGTACCCGGCCGCGTTCGCGAACGCCACGGTCGCGCCACACGTGACGATCATCGACGCCAGCGCGTCCGTGGTGCTCGGCGCGACCGACATCACCGCGTCCGGGTTCAACATCGTCGCCTACCGATGCTCCGACGGCCTGCCCTCCACGAGCACGTCGGTGACGTGCTGGTGGGGCGCGGACGGGTACTAGCCGATGTGGGGGCGCGTCGCCTACGCGTCGGCGCCGTGGGCCGCCGAGGTCATCCCGAACGTCATCCCGCCGGGCATCCAGCCGGTGCCGCCGCCGATCCCGGCGGCGACGTCGAGCTACACCTACCTGACGCAGAACGGCGCGGCGGCGTGGTCGACCCGTTCGTGGGCGGGCGCGCAGGCGACCCCGGTGTTCCCTGGTGGCGGTATCAGCGTTGCGCCGCTGCCGGATCAGGGCTTGGTGCGGATCTGGGCGTGGTGGCCGGACGCGGCGAACCTGCAGATCGTGCGGATCGACCAGGACGGCAACCGTTCGCCGGTGCGTCGGGCGTTCCCGCGGGTGGTGTCGCAGAAGACTCGCCGCAACCTGTGCCCGAACCCCAGCTTCGAGGCTGGGCTGAACGGCTACGTGCAGCTGGACATCAACACGACGTTCACGCAGGTCACGACCGCCCCGTACGTCGCCGACGGCACGTACGCGCTGCGGATGACGTCGGCGTCGACCACGACCGGCGCGACGTTCCCAGGCACTCTGCCGGGCGCGGGCCCGTACACGTTGGCGTTCAACCTCGGGTTCAACCTGAAACCCACCGCAGTGCAGGTGACGATCGCGTGGTTGAACCTTGCTGGGACGTCGGCGGGGAGCACGGTGCTGGCGTTGACGGCGGACCAGCTCAACGCGTCGTTGGGCCAGTCGACACGGCACACGTTCAACTTCTCGGCGCCGTCGACGGCGGTGTCCGGGACGGCGCAGCTCACCGCGACCGGCGTGACGGCCGGGACCAGCGCGGTCTACCTCGACGCGGTGATGTTCGAGGCCGACACCACGAGCGGCGGCTACTTCGACGGGGCGACGCCCTACGCCCAGTGGGCCGGGGTGCCGAACCTGTCGTCCGCGATCCTCGCGCCGGTGCAGATCCTCGACGACCCGGAGTGTCCGCTGGACGTGCCGATCGTCTACGAGGTCTTCACCTCCGCGTACTCGGGTGGCCGGATGCGCACCGACCCTGTGCTGCTCGCCTCCAGCGGGCGGACGTGGTTGACGCACCCGGACTTCACGGCCCCGGTGGTGGTCGACCTGCGCGCGGTCCCGGCGCAGACCTACGGCATCGAGCGTGGCGTGTTCCGCGCGCTGGGGGCGTCGCGGCCGATCGTCGTGACCGGCGCGGCCCGCTATGCGCCGACCGGGACGATCGCGTTCAACGCCATCAGCAAGGCCGAGCGCGAGGCGCTGCTGACGATGTTCGACGACGGGTCGCCGGTGCTGCTGCGGGCACCCGCGGAGTTCCACTACGACCCGGCCGGGCAGTGGCTGTCGCTGGGCGACCTCACGGAGGACCGGGAGGGCCGCAAGGCGTGGATGGACGCGTGGTTGTTGACCGCGCCGTACGACGAGGTCGACCCACCGAACCCTGCTCTCGTCGCCTAGGAGGTCATCGTGTGGCCGCTGTCGGCGAAAGCTCAGTTGGCGCTCGTGCAGTCGCACGGCATGAAGATGCGAGCGACCGCCTACGGCAGCTTCGGCACCCTGGAGTTCCCGATCTACGGTGGCGGGATGACCTGCGACTCCAAGTCGCAGGTGCGCCGGACCGCGCAGACCACGACGAACCTAGGGAACTGGCCGAAGGATCCGCGGGCGGTGCTTGCCCCGCTCGGCACCGAGGTTCAGGTCGACTACGGGATCCGGCTGCCGGGCGGCGTGATCGAGTGGGTGCCGCAGATCCGCGGCCAGCTCACCGAAGCCACCAGGTCGCGGCCGATTCCGACGAACGGGTCGTTCCCGCTGAAGCTGGTCGACCGGGCCGCGAAGGTCGCTGAGGACCGGTTCCCGGCGCCGACGCAGACCGTGTCCGGGGCGCTGACGGTGGTGGAGATCCGGCGGCTGATCCAGGAGACCCTCGGTGTAGGCGTGCTGGTGGTCGACCGGACGGGCTCGGTGCAGGTCGCTCCGGTGCTGGACATGGAGCGGGAGCGTTGGGCCGAGGGCATCGAGAAGCTCGCTGACAGCATCGCGGCCGAGTGTTTCTTCGACCCGCAGGGTAACGCGGTCATCCGGGCCCAGCCGCAGATCACGGATACGCCGGTGTGGACGGTGTCGTCGGGGCCGGGCGGGATCATGCTGTCGAAGGAAGACACGCTGACCCGTGAGCTGGTCTACAACGGTGTCGTCGTGCTGGGCGAGCGTGCGGACGGGACGGCGCCGATGACGGCGACGGTGTGGGACACCGACCCCACCAGCCCGACCTACTACTTGGGGCCGTTCGGGAAGAAGCCGCGGTTCTACGCGAACCCGCAGTTGACCACGGTCCCGCAGTGCCAGGCGGCCGGGGCCGCGCTGCTCGCGCGCGTGAAGGGCTTGAACGCGAAATCGAGGCTGACCGCGGTGGTGAACCCGGCGTTGGAGTCGGGTGATGTGGTGCTCGGCCGGGACCGGCAGGACGGCACGTTGCAGGCCCACATCCTCGACAGCGTGACGGTTCCGTGGACGCCTGCGGAGTCGCAGCCGATCGAGTCGCGCGCGGTGGATCTTCCGGCGGAGTCGTAGGGGGCACGGTGGCGAAGCCTGAGGACGCGATCGAGGAGCGGATCGCCGAGGTGCTGCGGTCGCTGCGGAAGACCGGTGTGGTGACGGGGACGTCGGGCACGAAGGTGATCGTGACGGTGGGCGGGGCGTCGATGACGTTGCCGAGGCTCGCTTCGTACACGCCGGTGGTCACCGATGTCGTGAACATTCTGGGCCCGGCGCCGTATCTGGTGCTGGGCAAGACCGCGTAGGAGAGGACCAGCATGGCTGCCACGTTGGAAGCGAGCGCGGAACTGGCGGAGTTGCCGTCGTTTCAGCGGCGGGTGCGGGCGGCGATGATCTCGGCGGCGAAGGACGTCGCGGCGGAGGCGATCGACCCGCAGGACCCGCAGCGGTCGCAGCAGCGGCGCGGGCTGGCGTTGAACGTGTTCGCGGACGTGGAGAAGTACACGCACGTGTTCTCGATCATGGTGTCGACGAACCCGGTCATCACCGCGACGTCGATCGACGGGGACCTGCAGTTCACCGTGAACTCGGTGTGGGACTCGATCGCCGGGGTACCGCCAGCCGCCGCCTAGTACCCAAGCAGCGCCTGATCGGGCAGGCAGAAGCCTTTCACCACTTGGCATCCTGCCACCGGCCCGCTGGGGGTTGCTGTGCTTTCAAGACCGCTGGCGATCGCGATCACCATCCTCGTCACGATCGTCTGGGCCGCGAACGTCGTCGTCGGCCTCATCTACCCCGAGCGCGGCGACGCCACCGTCAGCGCCCTCTTCGCGATCATCGTCGGCGCCGTGTTCGGCCTCACCCCGAAGGCCGGTATCACCCGCCGGGCGCGTGCCGCGATCGCCCGCCGGATCGCGGGCGACGACCCGGCCGCCGAAGAACCCGAAGCCGAGGACACCGAGACGCCACCACGAGGTGATGACCAGTGAGCCCCGCGCTCGAGTACGTCGCCAGGTCGGTGCTCTTGGGCGGGTGCTGCTTCGTCGTCGGGTTCCTGCTAGGCCGGATGACCAGGGACACCCAACGCATCGCCGACGTGATCACCGAAGGGGAACCCGTGCAGAGCAAAGAGCCTCGCCGTCGACCGTCGTACCAGGCGGTGATGGGGGTCGTGGTGGTCGTGCTCGGCCTGGGCACAGCCGCGCAAGGCATCTACCAGGACTCGGCGACGCGCCGGATCGCGGACTGCACGCGGGCGTACAGCAACGGGTTCGCCGACGCCATCGATGCCCGGAGCGCGGCGTCGGCGGCGTCGCAGAACGCGTTGGACGACCTGATGACCAACGTCGGAAAGCTGGCCAGCACGGAGGCCTCTCCGGAAGCGCGTGAGCAGTTCCGGAAGTCGCTGTCGGAGTACCTCGCGAAGCGGGCCGAGGCGAAGAAGCAGCAGCAGGAGAACCCGTACCCGCCGGCGCCGCGCGATGTGTGCAGCGAGTGAGCGGCTTACCACCCGCGAGGTGACCACGTGGCTGATGTCGTAGAGCACCTGATTGACGTCTCCGTCTTCAACGCCGTCAACGACTGGAACGCGGTGCACGCGAACGGGATAGTCGGCGCGAGCGTCAAGGTTTCCCAGGCCGCGAACTACCTGAACCCGGCGTGCGCCGCCCAAGTGCAGGGCGCCCGCCGCGCCGGTGTCATCCCCGGCGGCTACCACTTCGGAGACCCCCGGGTCGCTCCCGAAGCGCAGGCCAGGTTCTTCGCCATGGCTGCGCAGCCTCTCGGCCTGTTTGCCGCCGAGGCGCTCGCGCCGATGTTCGACGCCGAGAACTGGGCCGAGGGCGGTCTGGTGTGGTCCAGCCGTGCTCAGCTCACTGACCACATCTGTGGGTGGGCCGAGTTCCTGCGCGATAACAACGGGGTTACCCGTGGGCTGGTGTACGGGTCGTTGTCGTGGTGGGGCTCGATGCTCGCGCCGTCCGACTGGGATGTCGCCGGGTTCGAGTTCCTCAACTGGGTGGCGGTCTACAACGGCGACCCCGGCAACCTTCAGGGCTGGTCGAACCCGAACGACGTGCTGCACCAGCACACCAGCGACGGCATCGTGCCCGGCATCTCTGCTCGGGTGGACAAAAACGTGACACTGCGGGGCCGCGTCGTCGCGGACCTGCTCAACGAGGAGGACGGCGACATGGCTGTTTCGCAGGAAGATTTCGACGCGCTGCGGTCCAGCGTCGACCGGATCCTGGAGATCCTCCAGGTGTCGGACAAGAGCCTCGTCGTGGGCGGCGGGCCGGGCAAGCCGGAGACCGTGCACGACATCGTGGAGCGCGGGATCGACACGACCCAGGCCTGCCACGACGACCTGAAGGCCGACGTGAACCGCGTCATCGAGGCCATCACGAACCTCGAGCTGAACGGTGGCGCGACCGACGACCAGGTCGAGCGCGTCATGCGCACCAGCGGCCTGTTCTCCGACTTCGTCCGCAAGGGCCAGCCAGTGTCGCTCCGTGACGCCGTCGTCCCCGACCCCCACGAGGCGGGCTGAACGCTCGACCCCCACCCCACCGCAAGGAGACCACCCATGACCATCAACAAGCTCTTGTGGGCCATCCTCGGCACCGTCGCGGTCGCCGTCCAAGGAGCCCTCACCGATGGCGGCATGTCCGCCCAGGACTACGTCATGACCCTCGGCATGGTTCTCGCCGCCGTCGCCACGTGGCTCGTTCCGAACACCCCGAAGCTGGTCGCGGCGAAGACCTGGGTCAGTGCCCTCGTCGTCGGGGCTGGCGTCCTGGAGATCGCGATGGTGGGCGGGGTGTCCCAGCAGGAGATCTGGACCATCGTCATCGCGGTGCTCACCTCGGCCGGGGTGTACGTGGTGCCGAACAAGACCCAGTTCGCGCTCGCTGCCTGACCCTTCGACGGCCCGCAGCCTCCCCGCAGGCGGGCTGGCTCGGCACCCCCGACAGCCGAGCACGACAACGCCCCCAGCCCCCGGTCATCCGGCGGGCTGGGGGCGTTTCGTCGTCCCCGAAATCAGCTGATCGGGCCCTTGAAGTTCAACCGGTTCGACGTCACCGCGCCGCCGACGTTCGCGTACACCTCCACGATCAGCTCTTTCGCGTCCACCGGCACCTTGAACCGGGCCGTCAGCTCAGCGGTTTCACCGGGCAGCGCCTCCGGCACGCTGTCGTTCGCCGTCCACGGAGCCTCCTTCGACCCGACCCGACCCGAGAACGACAACCGCGCCTTGTCCTGCGTCTTGTTGCCCGCAGTCACTGGGGCCTCCACGAACCGCAACGCCGGATCCGGCTTCCCGTCCGAGCCGGTCACGGGCTCGCTGATCGTGACCGGCTGGCCGACCTTGATGTACACGCCGGAGCTGGAGCCGTCACCGCCCCACGTGAGGACACCCGTCCCAGCTGGTGAGGACGGTGCGGGGCTGGTGGCGGGCGGCGGGGTCACGGCGGTAGTCGTAGGGCCGGACGACGCTGGGGTGCTGGTGCCGCACGCGGCTAACAGGACCGCGGCCGCGGCGAGGAGCAGAGGGATGCGCATGACGTGCATGTCGGCCGCGGCACCCCCAGGGTTACGGCCGGTCGCCCGATCAGGGGATCAGCGCGGCATGTCCTTCGGCGGGATGTCCTTCGCCGCGGCGACCGTGGCCAGCACCGCTTCGTAGACACGCTGCCCCGACTCCTCGAGCACTCGGGTCATGTAGCGGTCGGCCTCGTCGGTGCGTTCCTCGACGGACTTGTCCTGCTGGAGGATTTTCTCGACGGCGTCGACGTGCCGGAGAACCGCGCTCGGCGGGAGAACTAATCCGCTCATGACAGCTCCTTGCGGTGGGTGCGCGGCCGACCTCCGGAGGGGAGTGGAGGCCAGCCGCGCGAGCTACCGCACCCGAGTCGGGGGGCAGGTGCGGCAGCGGCTTCAGTGACCCCACCCCAGGTGCGTGAGGACGCGAGACCTGGGGTGGGGCTGCGGGGCGCGAGACCCGCAGGCACCGACCATAGTAGATGCATTGCATCCGTGCATTGCATCTGATGGGTGACTCGCGGAGACATCACTTGATCGAGTTGGCAGACTGGGCACCATGACCAGGACTGAGGCGCGCAGCGACGATGACCAGCTGATCCTTCGCGTTCACCTCGGCGGGAGACTGCAAAAGCTTCGCAACCACGCGGGCATCGACATGAAGTCCGCAGCCCAGCACGTCCGCACCTCGACATCGACGCTGTCACGGATCGAGAACGGCAAGCAGAGCGCGAAGACCTCCTTCGTGCGGAAGTGGGCGGACCTCTACGGCGTGCCCGAAATCCGCGACGAGCTGGTCGATCTCGCGGAACGCGCCTCAGCGCCGACGTGGTGGGCCAAGTACAAAGCCGGAGCCGAGCCGTGGTTCCGAGAGATGCTGGCCCGTGAAGCCATCGGCTCCGAGATCCGCATCTTCGAGGTCGAGTTGATCCACGGTTTGCTCCAGACCCCTGGGTATCTGCGGGCGTTCCGCGCCGCTGCCATCCCTGACCCGGTGGAAGAGGAAACCGTCCGCCTGATCAACTTCCGTTTGGCCAGGCAGGAGCATCTGGCCGATGGCGGCATGCCGCGTGTCCGGTTCGTGCTCAACGAGGCCGTCTTGCTGCGCCCTGTCGGCAGCAGCGCGGTGTGGCGCGAGCAGCTGGAGGCCCTGCTTGCGGCTGCGGCCAGGCCCGAGATCGACATCCGCGTCTTGCCATTCAGCGCCGGACCGCACCCGGCGATGGGTGTCCCCTTCACCGCGATCACGGTGGCAGATCACGTGGGCCTGGATGCCGTGTACTTGGAGAACGATCGCACGGGGCGCGAGCTCACTCGCAAGGGCGAGTTGCACCACTACCTGGACATCTTCGAGCGTCTGACCAGCATGTCGTGGTCACCTGAGCAATCCGTTGCGTACATCTCTACGCTGGCAGGCAATGCGTGAGGACGCGTAGAGAGGTGTGCAAGCGTGGAGCTCGTGTGGAGAACGGCCTCGTACTCGCAGGCCCAGGGGGGTAGCTGCGTCGCCGTAGCGTGCCAGCCCTCGGGCTGGTGGGTACGGGACTCGAAGAACCCTGATGGCCCGCGATTGCGGTTCCCGGTCGGCGCGACGACCCGGTTCCTGGACGCGGTGAAGACCGACCAGCTCGGCTGAGCCGAGCAAGCAGAAGGCCCCCGCGGCGTTGGCTGCGGGGGCCTTCTGCTGCTCTGGCAGAATCGTGGGCGCGGGGGTGGTGGCGTTCGCGTGTTCGCCGGGCCACCCCCGCGCCGCGTCCTAGCTGGCTTCCTCGTCGAGCTCGCCGTCGACGACCTCGGGCGCCGCCTCGACCGGCTCCTTCTTCAGAGCGGCCTGCAGCGCGCGGGCAGCGTCCGGGCTCGGTCGCCCGCGGCCCATGTACACGTCCTGCGTTGTCGACACCTTCCGGTGCCCGACGAGGTCGGCGATCTGCCGGGCGGTCAGCCCGGCCTCGTCAAGCAGTGTGATCGCGGTCTTGCGGCCGACGTGAGATGTGAACGCCGGGAACCCGAGTTCCGCACGTCGCGCCCGGATCCTGGCCTGCACGGTCGACTGGTCGTGCCACTTTCCCGCTTGGTTCGGGAACACCGGTCTGCTGTCGCCCAGTTCGGCGACCTCTGCTCGTCGAGCCGCGAGCATCGTGACCAGGAACGGCGCCAGCTCGATCTTGCGGTTCGCGGCCGCTGTCTTACCGGGGTGCCGGACCCGGCCGACGCCTTTGACGTGGGCGATGTTCCCGCTGATCCACACCGACCTCGGCGGGATCACGTCGCCGTCGAGGTAGACGGGCTCGTCGGTGAGGTTGACCTCGCGCCACCGGATCGCGAACGCCTCGCCAAGTCGGACGCCGGTGCCGAAGAGGAACCACATCAGGTCGGGGAGGTCCCACCTGCGGGCCTCTTCGTCGGCGTCGACCGCCGACAGGAACGCCACGAGGTCCTGGGGCGAGAGCGCATGGGTGGGCCGCACGGGCTTCCCCTCGATCTGCCGCAGCGACCTGACCGGGTTGTGGTCGATCGCACCGTAGGACACGGCCAGTTGCAGGACGCCGCTGATGACTTTGCGCGCCACACGTCGGGTGCCCGCGGATGCGCCGGCCTTCTGGAAATCGGAGAGAAACCGCTCGAGCCGGACGACGGTGACCTCGTGGAGTTTGAGTTGGCCGATCGCGGGGAGCACGGTCTTGTGCATCATCCACTCGTAGGCCTGTGCGGTGGTTCCGGCCCGGTTGGCCCGGACCCACCCGAGGTAGTCCTCGGCGAGGGCAGCGAACCGGGTGGTGCGGTCGACGACGGTGGCGGCGGCGGCGCGCTTTTTGAACTCGTCCTTGAGTGCGCGCTCGGCGCGGCCCGCACTGCTGCCCTGTCGTTCGACGCGGCGGGTGATGCCGTCGGTGTCGCGGTAGGAGGCAACGGCGACCCAGCGTTCGGGCTTCTCGTCGGGCTCAGACTTGCGGGTGGTGCGGATCTTGCCGTAGGTGCCGATGTCGAGCGCTGGGCGTGGCATGGGGCCTCGGATCGTTTCCGGCGAGTAAAGGGCGGATCGCACCATCCTAACGGCACAGTGTCGCCCGTCCAACGCCGTTGAACAGCGTCTATACCGTTGAAGATCGGCAGCTACCACGTTCCGGTGAAATATGCAGAACTTGCTGGCCTACGCGGGCCTAGTCGGCGTTCGGCCACGTCAGAACCACCGAGATCCCGCGTAGGCCAGCGCAAAATCGGCTTCGCCGGCCGTAAACCCGGCGGGTAAACGGCGACCGAACCCCGATCTCACGGCCACCGAGGTAGTCTCACGATCAAGTAACACAGGGTCACGGTCGGCCACGGAGCGACACCCGACCGGCTGTACCCACTCCTAAGCCTTTCAAACCAAACGAGTTCCTCGGCTATCCGTTACGGTGGTTCCGCAAGCCCAGATGGACGACCAAGCGTGCGCATTCCGCTGCACCACCGAATCCGGACTAGTTCATATGGGCGTAATCGCCGAGTCGCGCGCCGATTCCACGACAGGTGTGCGCTCGTCTGATTGGGTGGGATCTTCTGACCAGAGCCTGGGGAGGCTGATCCGCCGTGTACGACCCGAACGCCGAACCGACCGCACAGGACATCGAAGACGCCACCGCCAGATACCTGACCCGCCACGAACTCGCTCCCGGAGAGAGCGTCAGCCACGTCGTCACCCTTGCCGAGGTCGTCCGCTACTACGAGGACGACCGGCCGCCGAGCTACCGGCGCGTCCGCATCACCGACGTCCGCACACACCCCGGCATCATCGAGTCCTTGGTTCAGCATGTCGCCGAGGACCTCCGTGTCGAGCAGCATCCGACGTCCGACGCCAACTCCGGTCGACAGTTCGTGCAGCGCCAAGGTCGCTAGCCGCGCGCTTCCTCGGCCGGGGCACGTGAGCCGCTCCCCTCGGATGATCGGTGTCCTACCCAGGCCTCCCCGCCTGACACCGACGCGATCCGGACCTGCTTCTCCGGTCGAGGATCCGCCGCCTTCGCGGCAAGCGAGTCGATGATCCGCTGAACCGCCACACGGTCGTCGAGATCCAGCAGCACGACCTTCTCCGCGAGTTCCTTCGCGCTGTCGAGCGGGGCGTCCGGCTTCCCCCGCGGGGGCTGGCGCTCCGCTTCGATGTGTAGCCCTGCGGCGTGAAGCGCTTCGCGGGGATCGACGTCGAGGACCGCGGCGATCCGACGGACGGTGTCGGCCGTCACCGCCAGCGCGCCCTGCTCGTCAGTGCGACGGCCGTCGAGGTAGTGCTGCAGCGTGTTCCGCGAGAACTTGTAGTCCGGACCCAGGGTCGCGGAAAGTGTGGCAATCGCGTTCACGCTTCGCCCCTGCATCGCCTGTCTGAACAGCTTGCCCAGGGGCCAGTCGCCAGAGTCGGCAGGGTCGCGCTCCCTGTCGGTCATGGACGCATGGTCCCGCATCGGAGCGTTACATGCCAGCGACTGATTGTTGCAACCACGGAATCTGTCACTGAATCATTGCCAGTGACAAGTGGTGCCAGTACAGTGACAACCATGAACGAGCCCACTCCCTGGCGCAGCCTGTACCGCAAGCGGCAAGCAGCAGGCCTCACCCGCGCAGACATCGCCGCCCGCACCGGCTACGGAGTCACGTACCTCGGTCTCCTCGAACGCGGCGTCAAGACCAACCCGTCCAAGCCCGTCATCTACGCGCTCGCCAACGCCCTCGGCTGCACGCCCGCCGACTTGGTCGACACCGGCACCGCTGAGGACAACGCGAGCCTCACCCTCGAAATCCTCGCCGCCCACCACGCCGAACTCGGCGCGGCCCTCAACGCGCTCCGGGCCCAAGTCACCGCTGCGGCTGCGGCATGAACGCCCGGTTGCCCCGCGCCGAGGACCAGATCCCCGACCCGGACTCGGTCGTCCCCTGCAAGGTCGCGTTCACTGTCGCCGAAACCGCCATCTGGCTCGGATTCATGAACGCTCGCACCACCGGCACCGCTCGCAAGAACGCCATGGACAGGGTCCACACCCTTATCCGCAAAGGCGAGCTCCGGGCCCGAGGCCAGCGGCTGAAGCTCATCTCTGGCGGAGCGATCCGGGACTACCTCGCCGGCAACGACGGCCACCGCGAGTCGGCATGACCACCGCGATGTCGACCAGTCTCGCGTTCCTCGCGCTCACCTGGTCGGCCTCCGTCACCGAAGCACCGGTCGACCGAAACCCGTGCGAGGTGTGCAGCCTGCACGGCCGGGTGACGGTCGCCCGTGTCACCTGGGACGCCAAGCCAGACACGATCGAGTTCCCGATGCGTGAGTGCTGCCGCGCCTGCGCGCCCGCGGTCGTCGACGACGCGCACACCAAGCACGACCCGAGGTCGCGCCGTCAGGTCCGTGTCGAGCTGGACCCTTCCACGCGCTGAACGCACGTCTCCTTTTCCTTGCGTTGCCCTGTGGGTGAACGCGATGCCTGTTCTTGATCCGCACTGAAGCCACCGACTCACCTGGAGCCGAAGCATGACTGCCGCCACCCCCAACGCCGAGGTCGCCACCGTGCAGCCGCGCCCCGAGCGCAAGCTGCCTGTCGGCCTCGAGGGCCGCCAAACCGACCTCGACACCGCATACCGGCTGTCGCAGAACCTCGCCGCGTCGAACCTCATCCCGCAGGACCTGAAGGGCAAGGCGTCCGACGTCCTCGTGATCCTGCTGTACGGGCAGGAGCTGGGGCTCGCCCCGATGCAGGCCATCCAGAGCATCGACGTGATGAAGGGCCGCCCGTCGCTGCGCGCGAACCTGTGGGTCGCGCTCACCCGCAAGGCCGGCCACAAGGTCCGCGTGGTCGAGGAGACGCCGACGTCCTGCACGGTGCAGGTCACCCGCCACGACGACCCGGAACCGCACATCGTCACGTACACCCTCGAGGACGCGAAGATCGCCGGGTTGCTGTCGAACAGCAACTACACGAAGAACCCGAAGGCGATGTTGTACGCGCGGGCGGCGTCGACGTGCTGCCGCCGGGCGTGCTCCGAGGTCGCGATGGGGTTCTCCGACGAGTACGAGGTGCACGCGTCGGAACCGGCGCCCCGGCCGTCGCTGGCGCAGGTCGCCGCCGAGCGCACCGACCAGCCCACCCCTTCCGCCCCGGCTGTGGCTGAAGTGGACGACGAGGAGATGCGGCAGCAGGTCGCGGCGCTGGCCGCCGAGCACGGCGACGCGCTCGACGCCGAGGTCGTGGACGACACCGCGGGCCTGTGGCCCGAGGTCAAGCAGCCCGGCGGTGCCCAGTGAACGGGCACGAGCACTACGTCGAAGCCGCGCGGCTCATGGAGTACGTCGAGGACGGCGCACTCCAGGACGGCGTCCGTCTGTCGGTCGAGGCCACCAACGAGATCACCGCGCGCGCCCAGGTCCACGCCACGCTTGCCCTCGCGGCGGCAGCCGTGACGCCGGCACTGCTCGCGATGTGCGGCGACAGCGACCGCATCACCGATTGGGGCAAGGCGATCGGCTGGAACACCGCCACGCAGGAAGGCGGCCAGCGATGACCACCACCGAGGCTGAACTCACCACTGCGCAACTCCTCCTGGAGTGGGACCGGCGCCGAGCTCGTTCGAAGCAGACCGAACTGGGCATGTCCGAGGTCGGCGGGTGCAAGCGCCGCGTCGGCTACCGGCTCGCCGGAACCCCGCCCACCAACCAGGGCGGCAGCGTCCAGGCCGTCATGGGCACAGCGATCCACGCCGCCGTCGAGAACGTGTTCCACGAGATGCAGGCCGCCGGGCTCATCCCCGCCGACGACCTCGTCGAGCACGAGGTGAAGTTCGCCGGGGTCCTCGGACACCTCGACCGGTACGAGGCCGCCACCTTCACGGTCCGCGACACGAAGACCACCAGCCAGTTCTGGTTGGACCACATCGTGCTGCACGGCGCGGACCGGGCGCACCTGTGGCAGACCCACTTGTACGCCGCCGCGCTGATCCAGGGCGGGCGGAAGGTGCGGCGCATCGTCATCGACTACCTCGCCCGCGACACCGGCCGCGACCACCAGGTCGTCGTGCCGTTCGACCCAATGCACGTGCGGGACGCGTTGGCGTGGCTGGAGAACGTCCGGTCGCTGCCGTTGGAAATGCTGAACCGGGACTACGCCCCGGAGTCGGGGTTCTGCAAGCACTGCCCGTTCTTCACGACGTGCTGGGACGGTGCGGTCCCGGATCGGGATCTGCGGTCGGTGCTGCTCGTTGAGGACGGCGATGCGCTGAAGTGGGCCAACCAGCTGCGGGTGGCTCGCGAGGTGATCGCCGACGCGAAGAAGCTGGAGGAGCAGGCGAAGGGCGCGCTCGACGCGATCCGCCCCAACCTCACCGGACGGTCCGACCCTGTGGACGTTGGCCTGGACGACCGGTGTCTCCAGTGGACGGTGTCCGACGAGCACCGGCTGGACAGCAAGGCGGTGAAGGCGGAGTACGCGAAGACCGGTGCGAAGCCGCCGATGACGACGACCACGAAGACCACACTGAAGCTGGTCGCGAAGCCGACGGCGGACGCGTCGTGACCGGGGTGGTGGCGGTTCCGCAGCACCGGCAGGTTCGGGTGTGCTGCGCGGCGCACACGCCGGGCGGACTCGGCTGGTGCTGCGACATCGCGGACTGTTCGCCGTGCTGCCCGGAGTGCCCGACCTGTGTGCTGTGCATCAGCAGCGAGGCCGCGTCTCCTGGTTGGCGGGTGCGTGCGGCGGCTGACCGGCGCCGGTGGCAGTCGGAGTTTTGGGCTGACCGGCGGGCGTTGGCGTCGATCGCGGCGGCGTTGTGGTGGTTCGACCGGTCGGATTGGGCGCGGACGATCGTGCATCCGCCGGTGCCGCAGATCGTGTCGACGTCGCGCGCGGTCGCCCGTGCCTTCCGGGATGAGGTGTTCGGCTGATGAGCGCACCCGCCGAGCAGCCGCTGTTCCCCCAGCCGCCGACCCGCGCTCAACTCGCTGTTCGCTCGCTGCGCGAGGGCGACATGCTCGACCTGCTGACCAAGCGGTACGACCAGCAGTACGGCAACGGCTTCCGGTACGCGGTCGCCCGGCACGTCCGGTCGCACGCCGGGTTCGATGCCCGGCGCACCGCCGACTTCGTCGCGATGGACCTGTGGCCCTCGAAGGGCTGCGCGCTCCACGGCCACGAGGTCAAGGTGTCGCGGTCGGACTGGCTGACCGAGCTGAAGCACCCGGAGAAGGCCGCCGAGTTCGTGCCGTACATGGACTACTGGTGGCTCGTCGTCTCCGACGAGACGTACGTGAAACCCGGCGAACTCCCGGACGGCTGGGGCCTGATGGCGGTCCGGGCCGGGCGGCTCGTCGTCGTCCGGCAGGCCGTCAAGCGCGAGCCGCTGCTGATGGACCGGTCACGACTGGCCGCGCTGCTCCGCGCGGTGACGAAGACAGCGGGTGCGGCATGAGGGTCCAGATGAAGTCGGCCGCCGTCGAAGACCTCCAGCCCGGCACGGCCATCTCCTGGTGCATCCGCCGCATCAGCTACGCGGAAATCTGCGTGCCGAAGCTCGTGGTCGAGGTCCGGCCGGTACCCGAGGTCGACTGGACCAACGACGAGCGCAGCGCCCCACTCAAGCCCTCCTACCTGACCATCACGGACCTCAACGGCAGAGGCGAAGCCCACTACCACGTGACGGGCAAGCACCGGTTCGGCCTGCTCGGCGAGCACTACAACGTGTGCGCCAAGTGCGGGCAGTTGACGCCCTGCGAGGAGCAGGTGCTCGACTCGGAGACGCTGATGCACCGGCTCGCGATGGACGAGCAGTGCTGCGTCTGCCAGAAGCGGCTGGGGTGGCGGCGCGCCGAGGTGACCGTGCAAACCCCGGACGGCCCGGCGGTGCAGCGGTACCACACCGTCAAGGGCACCCGGTGCCGTCGGGCGTACACCCTCGCCATCGCGCGTGACCCCGAAGCGCTTGCGCGGCTACGGGCCGAAGATGAAGGGCTGCCGTACACCCCGGCGAAGAAGGCCCCCGGCGGTGCGCCGTGAGCGTCCTCGTGATCCTCCTGGCCGCAGGCTCGGCAGCGTGGTTCGTCCTCCGGTGCACTGTCCTCGCACCCGCCACCGGCCGCCACAGCCTCACCCCACACCGCGGCTGGGAAGGCCGCACCGACGAACTCCACGCCCTCCAGGTCGGCAGGCACACCCAGCGGATCAAGACCTGCGGCGACCGCAACCCCGATGAGCTGCGCGCCACGTGCACCTTGCCGCTCCACCACGGCGGCAGCCGCCACGAACAACGCCTCGCCGGAGTCCTCCTCCGCGAATGGGCCCCCTCCCCGCACCCCGCGGGGGTGCCGCAATGACCGCGCCCCAAGCAGGCGCGCTCGACGCCCACGCGGCCCGCGCCGAACTCGTCGACTACATCGCCCGCCTCAAAACCGAAGCACCCGACCACCACCCCGACATCGCCTACGAACTCGACCACGTCGCCGACGAACTCAGCGCGATTCTCCGCCGCTGGGACATCACCCGCGATCGGCCCTAGGCCACCGTCACCACGAGGGAGCACCACATGCCGCGGGACCACGCGCGAGTCCTCATCCGCATCTGGGCGGACGACGACTTCACCACGCTCACCGAGGCCGCGCAGCGGTTCTACGTCCTGTTGCTCTCCCAAGAGCACATCAACCGCGCCGGGGTCCTCGACCTCCGCCCGCGCCGGTGGGCGCGGCTCGCCGCCGACAGCACCACCGCCAGCGTCGACAAGGCGCTGCGCGAGCTGGACGCGGCCCGGTTCGTCGCCGTCGACGACGACACCGAGGAACTGCTGGTGCGGTCGTTCATCCGCAACGACGGCATCGTCCGGCAGCCGAACGTCCTGAAGAACGCGCTCAACTCCGCGCGCCAGGTGCAGTCGCGGAAGCTGCGGGAAATCCTCGCCGAGGAGCTACGGAAGTTGATCGACTTCATCCCGACGGACCGCCGTGACGAGGAGACGAACCGGGAGGGTGTTCTCAAGGTCGCTGACCTGCTGTTTCACCCGAATGCGAAGGGTTCGCCGAACCCTTCCCGGAACCCTTCGCCGAACCCTTCCGACAGTGATCAATTCCGCCCACCGGAAAACCCCACGTCAACCACCACGGCCGAACCCTTCCCGGAACCCTTCCCGGAACCCTTCCGCGAAGGGTTCCGGGAACCCTTCGTCGAACCCCCTGGGGAGGGGGAGGGGGTAGGGGAAGGGGTTATCTCTAGTTCCAGCGTGGTTAAGCAGCCAGCAAGCAGCACTAGACGGCCAACCGCCCGCGAACTCGCCGACACCGCCGTCGACCCCACCACCGACACCATCCTGCGGGCCTGGCGCAACAGCCACGACCCGCGCTACAGCGGCGGCACCTACACCGCCATCGGCAAGCACGTCGCCACCCTCCTGCGCGACGGCCACACCGCCGACACCATCCGCGCCGCCCTCGCCGAATGGGACCGCCGCGCCGACGCCAAACCCGGACTCCTCCCCCACCTCGTCGACGACCACGTCCACAGCCAGCGCCCCGGTGCCACCAAGACCTCAATCATCAACGGCAAGCCGACCATCCCCGTCGAGCAGATCCCCGACGACGACATCGACCCCGACGCCATCCTCGGCACCGACTACTGGACCCCGCCCGTCCCGCCGCGCGACATCGAAGACGGCCCCGACGCGGGCCTCCGCACATGGATGGACGACCAAGTCACCGAGCACCGTGCCGCCCGTGTCGTCGAAGCGCGCCGTGCGCTGATCCGCCGCCAGAACCAGAACCGGAGCAGCGCGTGAACCACGAGCACGACCCGTCCCCCTACGAGGACGACATGCCACCCCACGACCCGCGCGCGGAGCAGGCGGTACTGGGGGCGGTCATCAGTTCCCCAGCGGCCCGCGAGGACGTCGGCGAGATGCTGGCCGCCAACCACTTCTACAAGCCCGTCCACGGGCAGATCTTCGCCACCGCGATCGACCTGACCATCGCCGGCCACCCGGTCGACATCGTCACGATGCACAACGAACTCGACCGCCTCGGCCTGCTGGCCAAGGTCGGCGGGCTCCCGTACCTGCACACCCTGCTCGCGGCGTGCCCTTCCTTCACTGCGGCAACCCACTACGCCGACATCGTGCTCACGCACTACAAGCGCCGCAGAATGCTTGAGGCTGGGCAGCACATCGTCCAACTCGGCCGCACCGGCGGTGGCGCGGACATCGACCACGTCATCGAGAACGCCCGCCAAGCCATCGACCAGGTCGCCCACGAGGGCCGGTCGACCACCGACGACCTCGACCTCGGCAGCGCGCTGGCCGGTCTGCTCGACGAACTGGACAGCCCCGCCCCACCATCCCTGCCGACCGGGCTGCACGACCTCGACGACGTCCTCTCCGGCGGCCTCTACGCCGGGCAGCTCGTCGTCATCGGCGCCCGCCCCGGCATCGGCAAGTCCGTGATGGGCCTCGGCACGGCGATCCACACCGCGAAGATGGGCCGCGGCGCGCTGTTCGCGTCGCTGGAGATGTCGCGCGGCGACTGCATGCGCCGCCTGGTCGCCGCCGAAGGCAGCGTGGAACTGACCCGCCTGGTGCAGCACCAGCTGACGCAGGACGACTGGCGCCGCGCCACCGAGGTCCAGGAGCGGGCGTCGGAATGGCCGCTGCACATCGACCCGCGGCCGCACCAGACGCTGACGTCGATCCGCGCCAAGGCTCGTGACATCACCCGTACTGAGGCCGGTCTGTCGCTCGTGGTCGTCGACTACGTGCAGCTACTGGGCTCGGGTGGCGGGAAGTCCGAGCGTCGGGACCTGGAGATCGGCACGTTCACTCGAGGCCTGAAGCTGCTGGCGAAGGAGCTGGAGGTGCCGGTGGTGGCGATCTCCCAGGTGAACCGCGGGTCGGAGCAGCGAGCGGACAAGAAGCCGACGATGTCGGACCTGCGGGAGTCGGGGTCGATCGAGGCGGACGCGGACACGGTGATCCTGCTGCATCGGACACCTGAGGCGCCGATGGATATCGAGGCGATCGTGGCGAAGCAGCGGCAGGGGCCGACGCGGTCGGTGACGTTGCGGTGGCGTGGGCACTACTCGCGGATCGACAACGCGGCCGTGAGGCATCTCGAAGCGATGTGAGCCCTGTTATGTGACCTCTGGGCGTAGCGGGGCTTCGTTTGGTGGTTCGAGAAGGGGCCGTCGCCTGCCCGATATTTGTCACTGAAGCCTTGTCAGTGACAAGCAGTGGCAGTACAGTGACAACCACGCGAACGTCACCCCCGAACTCCGGGAGCCACCCATGCACCACACCAACCGCACCCTCCTCGACACAGGTGACACCACCCCGGTCCTGGACACCCGCCTGACCCTGCTGGCCGTCGACCGGAAGACCGCCCTGGCCACGGCCCGCACCCTCGCCGCCGAGGTCGTGTCCAACGTCCGCACCGGACGCGTGACCCGATGAACCTCATCCCCGACGACCTCGAAAACCGGTTCGCCGCGGCGTACGAGGCCAAGCAGGCCGTGGTCAACCGCGGCGTCCCGGAGCCGAGGTCGCTTGAGGTGCGGGCCGCGTATTTCCGAGACCTTGCCGTCGCCGAAGCCGCGCTCGTCGACCTGTACCGCGAGGCCCGGTTGCTGGTGCCGTCACTCGGTTTGCTGTGGCGGGCTCTCGTGGTTGCAGAGATCGCCAGTGAGAACAGGGCGGAGTCGGCCGCTGAGACGGCGGAGGCGCGGGAGCGGGACATCGCCCGGCGTGCCGCGAAGGACGCGGAGTCGTGACCGCCCACGGCACGGTGTCCGTGGACTTGTCGAACCGGTCAGCGACGGTCGTGTCCGATGGCCGCTGGGAAGGCACCTGGTCCGAAGCGACCCGGTCGACGAGCGGACCGGATCGGCGCGGATGGTTGGCGGTTCGCGCCGGACAGCGCGTGGCAGACGACTGTGGACGGCGGAGTACGCGAGGTCACCCGATGACCGCCTCCGTCGAGCAGTCGACGATCGCGGTCGCGGACTTCTACGTCGCCCTCGGGCAGCGCATCGCGGAAGCCCGCACCGCTGCCGGGATGAGCCAGGACGAACTGGGTGCCCACAACGTGGTCCGGTACGCGGCCGTGTTGGGCGTGGAGCTCCTGTGGCTGCTCACCGTAGACCCGACGACCACTGGACCCGCCCAGGACCGCACAGAGCCGCTGAGGGCCGACCGATGACCGCCGACGAAGCCCTCCAGCAGAAACAGCAGGCCTTCGCCCGCGAGCAAGCCCGAACCGCCCAAGACCTCGCCGACAAGTACGGGGCCGCGCTCCTCGAAAAGTACGGGCCGCAGAAGTACTTCGCCTGGGAAACCGCCACCAAGAAAGCAGGCACCCGATGAGCCCCTGGAAGGTCGCGATCGCTGCCGCCGCAGTGTGCGGTACCGCCCTCACCCTCCTCGTCGCCTGCGCCTGGCCCGCCACCGCCGACGCCACCCTCGACCCCGTCACCGGCTGGGCCATCGCCCCCAGCGTCGCCCTCATCGTCCTCTGCATCGGCGCCCTCGCCGTCCTCGGCGTACTGGCCGTCATCCGCGTCATCGCCTCCTTCCGACGAGCGCACGCCACCATCGCCGCCGCCCGCGCCGACGTCGCCCGCCCGCTCACCGACACCCCGAAAGGCCCGCAGTGAGCACCCTCCACGCCCTCCGTGAAGCCGCCGGACTCGCCCCCATCGCGGTCCCGGTCCCGGAGACCACCCACCCCACCCCCAAGGTCCTGCCCGCTTGGGCAAAGGGACACCTCGACCTGCCCATGCCCCCCGCCCCAAAGGACACGCGATGACCGAGCAGACCCCCGCCGTGGCTGACGAGACCCCCAACCCGGCGGTCACCCGCGTGCTGCACGCCATGACCGATCGGCTGCACGAGAGCCTCTGCAACTGCCGCGCCTACCCCGACTCGTGCGCGTCGCGGGACGACTACCGGCGCGACTCGCTGATGTGGACGTTCGGCCACGCCGAGGAAGCGCTGGGCATGGCGATCGAACAGGGCTGGATCGCCGAGCCGAGCGAGGAGATCACCCGCCTCCGCGCCTCCGTCGAGGACTCCGACAGGCTGCTCGGCCGCACCGCCCGCCGTCTCGCCGACGTCCTCGGGCTGGACCTGAAGACCATGCAGCTCGACGACCTCATCGCCCGCGCCGAGCAGCTCCGCGCCCGCGACGCCGCGTGGAAGGCCTACGCCGAACTCCTGTCCGACCGGCTCTGGGACATCTCCTCGCTGGTGTCCAAGCCCGCGATGAAGTGCAGCGGCCTGGACTCCGACGTGGTGCAGGAGATCGACGACCTCGCCAACACCGCCGGGAAGGACGCCGTGCTGGCCGAGACCCCCGCCCCGACCACCACCGAGGGAGACCAGACCCCGCGCCGCCCGGTCCACGCCGACCCCGACTTCGGCTACGAGTACGACGAGGACGGCGCCAAGACCGAGGTCGCCGCCGGATGGGACATCAGCTTCGGCTGCCGCCTCAACGTCGTCCAGGACCGCGACGGGTTGCCCTACGTGTCGGTGCATCTGTCCGACCACGACCTGCGCAACGGCTTCTCCAGCCGGTCCACCACCCGCGAGCAGATCCGCCAGTTCGCCTACCACCTGCTCAAGCTGACCGAGGAGATGGACGAGTTCGCCCCGTCCTCCGAGGACACCCCGGCGGACACCCCAGCACCCGCGCTCGACACCGCGTTCCTTCGCCGCTACGCCGACACCCTCGCCCGCGACATCGACGGCGTGCCGACTCGCGAGCAGGTGCTGATCTATGCCGACGCGTTCGCTGGCGACTGGCGCATCTCCGACGCCGAAGCGGACTACGTGGTCACCGTGCTGGCCGAGGACACCCCAGCACCCCGCGTGTGGCGGGAAGGAGACGACGAGCCCGAAGGCGTCGACCTCCTCCGCGACACAGACGACGGCCACCGTGCGTTCCCGTTCGCCCGCCGCAACACCGACGGACGGTGGTGCTGGGTCAAGAGCCCGGACGAGTCACCCGAGATCTGGCACGGCCTGCCCTGGAAGGAACTGCTCGCCGACGCCTACGGCCCGCTGTCCGAGGTCCCCGCCGGCGGTGGGACCCCGTGACGCTGACCCCCTATTGGAGCAACGGCGCCATCACCCTCTACCACGGTGACAACGCCGAACTCCTCCCAGCCGTGACCGCGGACGTCGTGCTCACCAGCCCGCCCTACAACATGGGCCTCACACCAGGCGGCGGCGGGCGCGGCATGTACCAGCCGTCGGCATCCCGCAAAGGCGGCCGGTTCCGCGCAGGATACGGCGACGGCGGACACGACGACGCCATGCCCCAGCACGAGTACGACGCCTGGCAACGCCACGTCCTCCAACTCTGCTGGGAGGCAATCCCCGACACCGGCGCCATCTACTACAACCACCGCGACCGCGTCGAGCACGGCCGCTTGCGCGTGCCGCTCGGCGGTGATTTCGGCCTGCCGCTACGGCAGCGCATCACCTGGGACCGCGGCACCGGCATCGGCGTAAACACCCGCCACTACGCAGCCGTCGGTGAGGACCTCTACCTGTTCGCCAAGCCGGGCTGGAAAATCCGGCATTCCGCCTCGGGCGCGGGCGACGTGTGGCGCCTGGGCATGGCCCACGGGCGTGACCACGAAGACCACCCTGCGCCCTGGCCAGAGTCCCTCCCGGCGCGGGTGATTGACCACAACCCTGGGGCGATCCTGCTCGACCCGTTCGTCGGATCCGGCACGACCCTGCTGGCAGCACACCGATTCGGCGCGCGGGCGATCGGGATCGAGAGTCACGAGCCGTACTGCGAGCTGATCGTGCGGCGACTGGAGAGGCAGGCCGTCCACTCGCTGTCCGAGGTGCCCGCGGATGGCGGGAAGCCATGACCGCGCTCGCACACCTGTCTGAGGTCGCGGCGTGACCGCGGCACCCCCAAACCGAGAGGACAGAGCTGTGAACCTCGACCAGAAGATCCGCCAGCACCGGGCCCTGGACCATGTGCTGACCCGGCCGTCGGCCGGTGACGCCTGGCACCAGCTCGGCCACGCCGTCCTCGCCGTGCTGGAGGAGCACCCGCACCGGCTGCTCGACGAGTTCAGCCGTGAGACCACGGACGACTCCGCCGCCAGGTACGGCCGGTGCGGCACCTGCGGCAACGTCCGCGACGGCGTGTACTGCCCGACCGTCACCGCCGTCGCCCGCGAACTGGGCATCGACCTCGCGGCGGTGACCGGGTGACCGACCCCACCTCCGCCGACGACCTCCGCGACCGGCTCTCCGAGCACCTCGAACGCACCATGCCGAAGTCGGCGTCCGGCTACCAGACCTACCTCCAGGACGAGCTGTACTTCGGGCTGGCCGGGTTCATCGAGGCCGAGGTGGCCCGCCTCACCGGCGAGGCCGCCGAGTGGAAGCGTGCCGCCGAGGCTGAAGCCCAGGGGCGCACCGCCGACGTCACGCTGATGGTCCGGGACCTGCACGCCGCCCAGTTCGACGGCGCCACCTCGCTCCCTGACCGCCCGTTGGACACCGTGTGGGAGTGGCTGCTCGACCTCGTCCGCAAGGACCGTGCCCGCCTGTCGGGGGGCAACACCCCCGCAGACGCGGCGGGCGTCGTGCTGGCAACACCGAACAGCGCGGGCGCAGGCGACCGCATCCGAGTCACCTATATCGACGACGTGGTCGAGGAAGGCGTGGTCGTCGCATCCCGCCCGGCCGGACGGAACTTTGTGGACTTCCGGACCGACGACGGCGAGATGCGGCACGGCGTGCACGTCTACGAGATCCTCGCCCGCGCGCCGGGTTGGGGGTCGGCTGTCGCCACCCCCGCCGACACACAGGCGGGCGAACTGCCCGAGTTCTGCCACGAGGCGCACGGCAACTACGAGCGCTCCACGCCCATGCAGATCAAGGAGTGGCTGGAGCACCGCAAACTCAGCACCGAAGGGACCAAGGCGGAACTCATTGCCCGTCTGCGCGCGGACGACGCACACCCGGCCCACCAGTGCGGCTGCTGCCCTCGCGTGGCCCGCTCGCGGTGTGAGCCGTGGTGCCCGCGCTCGCTGGTCTGGCTCTCGCGTGACCCCGCCCCGTCCGCTGGGGGTGCCGACACCGAGGACGAGAGGGAGCGGGAGGCACGAGAAGACGCCGAGGACCGCGAGACCGCCGACGCGATCGTGCCTGACCGTGTGCCGCGCATGTGGGTCCACGGCAGGGCCGACAACCCTCCCCGCCCGGACCCGCACGGCGACCCCGTCACCGTCCGCAACAAGACCGGGAAGCGGTGGAAGCAGCACGGGAACCAGTGGCGCGCACCCAACTCCACTGGCACCGGCTGGGGTTTCTGGGGGCTGCTGGAGATGCACGGCCCGCTGACCGAAGACCTGCCCGCTCCGCCTGCCCCCACCGAGAGGACCGACACCGATGCCTGAAACCCCGGACGTTGCCGCGGTCCTGCGAGAGCTTCCCCCTGGGATGACCTTGACGCTGAAGTGGTGGGCCCGCGATGGGGTCGTCCAGGCCGATGTCCCTGCCCCGACGAAGACCGGGCTCGTCCGCCGAGGCCTCGCCGAGTGGGCGCCGGGCGACGACCTGTGTCCCCGGCTCACCGACCTCGGCATCCAGATACGCGACTGGCTGCTGGCCGAGACCCCCGACCCCACCACCGAGAGGACCGACAAGCCGTGAGCACCGAACCCCGCGACGAACCCGGCTACGGCCTCGTGATGCCGTTCGTCAGCGTCACCAGCAAGGGCGGCCCGCACGACGATGAGGCCTACGTCTGCGGCTGGGAGATGGGCCAGCTCGACGCCCGCCTCCAGTACGAGCGCCCCCTCCTGCTGGAGCAGACCATCCACGCGGCCAACACGGCGCAGGCCGACCTCGTAGCGATGAAGCACGGCTATGCAGCCACGGTCCGGCAGACCGACAACGAGTGGGCGTGGCTGCGCGCCGTCCCATCGCAGGCCCTCACCGGAAGGAACGACGCGTGAGCACCGAACCCGCCACCCTCACCGTGGACGACACGATCAAGATGCTGCGCGAGACCTTCTGCGTGGCCCAGACCGCGATCGGCCAGTTCTACGGCCCGTTGGGCGACGCCCGCACCCGCGAGCACATCGACCGCCTCCAAGCGCTGATCGACGACTGCGACCGGCAGCGCCCCCTCGGCCCGGACGGCAAGCACGGCGACGGTCCACGCTGCACCCCGACGTGCGGGTGCGAGGACGAGCGCGCCGCTGTGTCGTCCCCTCCCCGACAGGAGGGATGAGGTGAGCGGACCGATGGCCGACTGCCCGACCTGCGGCCACAACCTCAGCGCCTTCTGCGGCGGCTGCACCGCACTCGTGCTGAACGACGCGGGCATCCCCGGCTACTGCGGCCACGACTGCTCGGTGGACGCGCTCGGCGAGTCCGCGTTCGACACCCTCAAGCGCCTGCTCTCGAACGGGCATTCCCCCGCTCCCACCCCCTCGGGTGGGACAGCACCCGAGGAGACGTGAGCCATGGCCTGGCGGATCTGGACGTGGTGGGCCCGGTGGCGCGAAGACCGGAGGAACCGATGACACCGTCGATCCCCAACCTCGACCGCCGCATCATCGCCCTCGTCGCAGACGGCCACACCAACCGCGCCATCGCCCGCCAACTCAAACTCACCGAGGACGGCGTGAAAACCCGGCTACGACGGCTATCCGCGCGGCTTGGAACCCGGAACCGAGCGCACGCCGTCGCCTGGTTCTACCGCCACCACCTGCTGGAGGTCCCGCATGCCTGAACGAACCGTCCACGAGTTCACCCCCGACCAGATCGAGGACACCATCGGCACCGCGCTCAGGGCTGGCGACGTCGACGTGGTACCCAGCCTCGTCGCCCTGCTCGCTCTCCAGGACGCAGACCGGGCACAGGCCGTGCTCGACACCATCAACACGGGGTTGATCCTCGCGTCGAGACGGGACACGTGATGGGCCGCGGCGACCGCGATTCCCAAACCCAGATCCGGCCCGCCTCCGTGCGCACCCCGGACGAGAAGACCCGCGAACGGATCCGTCGCCGAGATGCGGCACGAGCGGTCGCGACCCGCGCGCTCGACGCCGAGGACTGCGCGCTCCTGCTCGACATGCTCGGCCTCCACCCCAACGAAGGACTTACACCATGACTGACACCCAGGCCTTCCACATCGGCGACCTGCTGTCCATCAGCACCGGCGCACTCGTCTCACCCGAGCACATCGGCGGCGTCTACAAGATCCTCAACCACCTCACCGGCGACAACCTCATGACCCACCAGTTGCCGCTCGCCTGCAACGCCGTCCGGCCCGACCTGATCCAGCAGCACCCGTGGCTGGCGAACATCACTGCCCCCGAGTTCACGGGCGGCGAACCGCAGGTGAAGGCGTGGGTCGAAGAGCAGGGTGCCGAGCATGGGTTCCTGCACCCACTGACCCCGGTGCCGAACTCGTGGGGGACGCACGACCCGATCACGGACCTGTTCAACATGAAGCCCGACGCCCAGGTGGTCGTGGTCGAAGTCCCCGACGAACCGGCCCCGTGAACGCCGAGGGCCCGGCAACCGTGGCTGCCGGGCCCACGCGCTCTCAGCTTTCCGTTGCTGCTGGTGGGCGTTCGGGAAGCACGGCGTCTGCTTGGCGGAGGTACCAGCCGATGAAGCTGCGCACGATCGCGCTCCGGTCGGTACCTGTGGTCGCTGCTGCGGCGCCGAACGCCTCCCAGTCCTCGTCGGTGACGCCGCGGAGGTAGCGGCCTTTGAGCTTGTGCTGGTTTGCCATAAACCCATGATGACAGGTGGCTTGCCACCCGTCCAGTTGTGTGCCATTCTTAGGTGGCAAGCCACCCGGTACCAGCGAGGAGAACGAGATGGACACCACCACCCCCACCTACACCGTCAACTGCGGCGGCTGCGGCGGCGAGATCACCGGCGACACCGTCATCTGCCCCCACTGCGAGGGCGTCCTGGCCTGACACGAGGAAGGGGACGGGCCAGCTGATCCCTGGCCCGTCCCCACCCCAAACCCTACGACCCATCCTCACGACCAAGGAGACGAACACAGGCAATGGGCATTTCATCGGACGGGATCCTCGCCTACGGGTACGACCTCGGTGGCGACGACGGCGAATGGAAGATCGAAGAGGCTGGCGAATACGGCGAGTGGACGCCGTCGTGGCTCGGCGAGGACGAGGACGAAGAGGGGCCGGTCGAAGCGGCCGAACTGGCGCTTCTCGCCGCCGCCGGGTTCACCGAGACGGACTACGAGGTCGCGGGCTACTTCGACCGCAAGCGTGAGGCAGAGGCCCGCGTCGGCGTCGAGATGACGTCGTACTGCTCGGGCGACTACCCGATGTACGTGCTGTCCGCGCACGCGATCACGGTCGGTCGCGGCTCAGTGAAGGAGATCGACTTCGCCGCGCTCGAAGTGGCCCGTGTCGAGCAGGAGTGGGATGCCAAGTTGACAGCCGCTCTCGGCGTCCTCGGGATGACGCCGAAGCAGGCCACGCCGAAGTGGCTGCTCGTCTCGTACATGGGATAACCCTGCGCTCTGTGCGCACCGGGTCCGGCGGCTCCGCCTGGACAGCCCGCCGCCGGGCCCGGCTCCCAACACCCACTGCCCACGAACCCGACAGAGGGACTTCCCATCATGACCGACCCGCTCGACATGACCATCGACCACACCCGCGACGACCTCCGCCGCGCTGACGCCACCGCGGGCGCGATCATCTTCTTCACCCTCGGTCTCGGCGGCATCATCGCCGACGCCGCCGGTGACCTGCCCCGTGTCGTCGTCATCGCCGCGACCTTCGCGGCCGTCCCCGCCACGGTGACCATCAGGCGTGCGCTCGCGGTCGTCCGCCCCCGCATGATCGACGACGGCGAGGACGCGGCCCCCGCGTCGTGGCCGCACGCCGATCGCCAGGAGGACGGGGACGCTGTCCTGGCGGCCATCGACTCCGCCGACCCCAGGCAGATCAAGGCCGCGCAGGAGTGGTCGTTGGCGAAGATCGCCGCCGCCAAGAACCGCGAGGTCCCGCGCGCCATCAGCTCGTTCGTCGTGACCGTCCAGTACCTGGCCGCCGTCGCGGTGGTCAGCGCACTGGTCTACCTGGTCATGGCCATCGTCTCGCTCATCAGCCACCTCGTCTGACAGGAAGGACATCGATCATGGACTGGCGACACCGCGCAATCTGCCGCAACGAAGACGACGAGCTGTTCTTCCCGGTCGGGTCGACCGGGCCCGCTGCACGACAGCTCGCCGAAGCGAAGCAGGTGTGCGCCCGCTGCCCCGTGAGGGAGGACTGCCTGGAGTGGGCGGTCGACAACCGGGTGGCCTTCGGGGTGTGGGGCGGGCAGTCCGAGGAGGAGCGTGAGGCGGCCAAGCGTCGGGCCGCGCGATCCCGGACCCGCACCTACAGCGACGCCTGATGGGCGGCCTGCCCACGGAAGCTGGACGAGATCCGGGCCGGGCAGTCGTTCCTCTGGAACTCACGGCGCGGCTGGCTGCTCGTCGGCCCCACCGGCATCCTGGAAGCCGCCGCAGCGGCACGGCCCCGTGGGGTCGTCGCTGCTTCCGGGTGCCGGGTCCGGGTCATGCGCGTGGTCGGCTCGTGGACTCGCGGCGGCGTCGACTACTCCACCGCCGTCATCACCCGCCTCTCCGGCTCGTGACCGCTGCCCCTGGGTCCTTCGCTGACCCAGGGGCAGCACCACGTCCACAGGACGTAGCATCCGAGCGCCCGCCAGAGCCTCCCGAGGAGACCCCGTGACCACCCCCGACACCGCACCCGACCTCACCGGAGCCGTCGCCTACGTCCTGGTCGACCAGACCCGCGGCACCGGCACCTGGCACGTCACCCCCGACCGGGTCGTCCACTACCAGCGGCCGTCCGGCGAGTGGACGCCGCCAGCGATCGTGTCCGCCGACGACCTCGAGGACTCGCCGACCTGGAAGCGCGTCGACGCCTGACCCCTGCACAGCACGAGGGCCCCGCACCGGGATGGTGCGGGGCCCTCGTCGTTCGGCAGGTCGTTCAAGCCTTGCCCAGCTCGCTCTGGATGGCGCTGTAGATCGCCGCCCGACGTCGCCCGCCGACCGAGAGTCCGCGGTCGCGCAGCCCGTCCAGCAGAGCGTCGCGGCTGAGCCGGTCGCCTAGTTCGGTCGCCAGTTCGCGGGCGACCGGGAGGAGGTCCGAGACGTCCACGTCGGTCGTCCCCGGCCGCGGCTTCGGTCGCCTCTGGGCGCGGCCGACCGGTCGCTTCCGGTCGCCTGCCGGGTGGGGTTCGGTCGCTGTCTCGGTCGTCTTGTCGACGGCCTTCGGTCGCCTGCCGGTCGCCTGCCCGGTCGTGTCCGGTCGCTCGTCGGTCGCCGTGGAGTTGGCGGCCGGTCGCCTCTCGGTCGCCTCTCGGTCGCTTGCGTCGGTCGCCTGTTCCCGCTGGTCAGCGAACGCGTCGGCCGTCAGGCTCGGATCGGCCAGACGAGCCGCCAGCAGGTCGGCTTCCTCGGCGGTGAACGCAGGCCGCAGCCCGGTCGCCACGACCGACGGGGTGGGCGCTTCGGCCGCCTCCTCCGGGGCATCCGGGGCCGTCTCGTCCGGGGTGTCGACGTCGACCGGGGTGGCCTTCACAACACGCGACCGGAAGCGGCCGAACACGCCGACGTGGGTCCCATCCAGTCGGGCCTGTACCCGGCGCCGATAGCCCAGCGACGCGGCCGCCCACGCGTCGCTGTAGGTCCAGTTGCCGACGCCGAGCCGGTAGCCCAGCGCCCGCCCGGCGATGACGGGGTGCGCCACGTGGCGGCCCACCAGCAGCGCCAGTCCGACCGCCACACCACGCAGGCTTGCCCACCGGACCGCGGTGTCGATGCGGGCCTGCGCCAGCGTCCGCCCGGTCCGCAGGTGGCGGCACCACAGGATGAACAGGTGCACCAAGAACGGGCCCGCCAGCGACAGGCCACCACGGAGCAGGCCACCGAACAGGTCCTTCTCCTCGAACACCGAGTGCCAGGTGTTCACGAACGCCGCGATTGACGCGAAGAACCACATCGACTG